TTACAGCATCGACTTCGCCTGGCTCAGGATCTTGTCACACACCTGCTTGGTGGCCGCCTCCTTGAGGCCGCCGCCCGAGAGGTCGAGCTGCTGGCCGTTGCCCGCGGTGAGAATGCCGCTCGTGCCCTGGGTGTAGCCGCTATCGGTCGAACTGGCGCCGCCGGGCAGCTTGCCGAGCAGCGAGTCTTTCACGTTGCTTGCAGCGTCGGCATTCAGGTAATTGTTCTTGATGCAGTACTGAAGCAGGCCCGTGACATTGCCGAGACTGTTCGACGTGAGCGACGGCGCCGAAAGCGAACTGCCAAGCCCGCCCAGATTGCCGAGCGCGCCCTGTGCCGAACCGCTGTTGCCGCCGCCCTGGTTGAGCAGGTTGCCGAGTTGGGCCTGTGCGGTGCCCCACGGGGTCAGCAGCGCGAGGGTCAGGGTGGCGAGCAACGCAGTGGCGATGCGCGGTGCAGACGTTTGCATACACGAGTCTCCGTGGTGGTCAGTGCCTTCTTACTATAGACGGATTCGTTTTTGCGCTTTCGCTGCATGGCGCAATACGCGCGCGCCAATCGGGCGGAAAAGCGGCATGCGAGTGGAGGGACGAGGGGGAGATAACGATAAAAAGAAGTGATTTGCCAGCTTCAATGCCGGCTGCATAAACGTTTCATCGCCATGTCATTTGTTGCGGGCACAACGATAGGCGCGGGTCGGCGAGCGAGGGGTCGCCGATGGGGCTCCGGATGCAAGTGGTATGCATGCGCGCGCGAGCGCGTGGCGGCGCGGGCAATCCGGATTTGCGCAACGAGCAAGCTGTTACAAGTGTATTGATCGCGTAAAGCTTCGTGTTTACAGGGCTTTTCTGGCGAGATTCACGCAGATTCAAGGTGTAGATTGTTTCTAACCGAAACACCATAAAACGCATAAGTGATTGATTTTATTGAGTCAGTCGAATATCCGTCTAGAATAAATCTAGAATTCTTTACCCAGCCTTCAGTCTGACTTCCGCCCATTCCCGCCCGCGCGAGTCGCGGTAGAGGGCAGTCATCGCTTCTGACTTATGGCCCAGCAGCGCCTGGGCAAATTCGGCGCCGTGCTCGTCTGCGTGAAGGCGCGCCGACAGCGAGCGAATTTCGTGAAACGACGGCGGTGTGTTGCCATCTGCCACGACGATCTTTGCTTCGTCCCTAAATTCAGAAAACACCGTTGACATGCGATTGCCTGTCACGGCGGCGCCGGGTTGCGCGCGACCACTTCCGCGCAAGTAGTGGATGACGTTGCGGCTAATTGCCGCATCACGACAGCGCCTCAGGACTTCTTCGATGTTGCTGCCAAGCGCATCAAGCCGCAGCGCGAGCGGGATCATGATCTTCGCGCCCGTCTTCGATTGCTCCACCCACAGGAACCCGTCGCGACCCTGGTCGAATTTCATGCTGGCAATATCTTCGCGGCGCTGTCCGGTGAGCAGCGCGAGATCCATCGCGTTCACGAGCCAACAATGGGAGCTCGACTCTGCGACCTTCGCCCGAATCGCCATGAAGTCGTCGAGCGTCAGCCGCTGGCGCGTCACCTCGCGCTTTGGCTTCGGTACGGCGTCGACCGGATTCCTTCCGACCTCGACCAGGCCATCCTCAATGGCTTCGCGGAAAATGTCGTGCAGCCGGCCGCGTATCAGGCCAGCCATGGACGCACCTCTCTTCTCTGTCGCGGACTTGATCAGGCGCGCGATCTCTCGTGGCGTGATTGCGCCGATCTCCTGCGCGGCGCACACATCTTCTTTGATTGCCTTGATGTGTGACTTCATGCCGGCGACCGTGTGCTTGTTGCCATCGAGTCGCTTTTCGAGATAGGTGTCACACCATGCAGCAAGGGTTACTGCACCACCGTCAATGCGCTGCAAAAGATCGGCGTGCCCCTTGCGCCGCTCGAGTTCGGCATTGACCGTTTTCACCTGACGCTTGGCCTCAGCGAGGTCATAGCCAATGCCGAAGCTCTTGCCCGTGTCCGGGTGCCGGAAATAGTAGTAACCGGCCCCGTTCACATGGAGATGAAGAGGCCAGTCTCTGCGCTTGGCCTGCCTTCTTCTAGCGGCCATCGATCATCCTCTTGATGGCACTTTCACGTCGCCGCTGCGGGCGCTTTGTAGAGACATAGCGAGCGTCGGGTTGGCAGAAATACGACCTCCCGATTTTTTGCGGGAGAGGGGCAATGTTGCCTTCGGTGATCCACGTGTAGAGCGTCTTACGGCAAGGGCAGTGTTCGCCAAAAATGCTGCTTGCCCACGCCGACACGGGGATGAGTTTTGCTGTCAATGTGTTTCTCCTTGCTGGTTCCCGTCTATTGGAGTGCGGTTACTTGTTCGGGCACATCGTTTGCTTGCGGCCACGGATCGGAATTTGCGCGCTGAACTGCATCTATCCGTAAGTTCTCCATGCAGGGCAAAAGGAGCCACGTCATGAATGAGCGAACCATTTACATAGGCACTCAGGAATACAAGGTGACCGCTGTGTCGAGTGGCCTGGGGCGCTGGATTGCGCGCATTGTCCATACTGACCACGCGGCTTCCCCGAACACCATGGAGGTTGCAGACATACAGGGCGAATACGGAACGGTTGAAGAGACCCTTGATTCCGGTATCCAGCTTTGCAAGCACATGGCGCATCGCTTCGCACTGCACTAGCTGCTCGGATTCCCCGCGCTTTGTCCCTTGGCGGTTGCTGCACACGATTGCGCGCACAACATTCATGTCTTGGATCATCGCGGACCATCCTGCACGGTGGCGCGCGATTCGTCCGTCTCGGCGCGATCGATGCGCTCGACTTCTGCGATGATCAGCGCGCCGGCCTTGACGAGGTCGCGGCGCGCCGTGGTCGGCTTCCACCATGCACGCGCCCAGTCGCCGGGCCAATGAGGCGGCGGCGCGTCGATTCGCGTCCAACGATGCGTGAGCGCATAACAGGCGGCGGCAGATGCCAATTGCCCGAGGTCGTTCTGATCGTCGTGCGTAGGCGTCCAGCCTTCCTCGCTGACCTGCCGCGCGCGCTCGGCGAGCACGTCGCGCTCCGCGTCACTTTGCATAGGCTTATCCACCGTTTGTGTGGATAACTGCGCGATCGAGGCTTGCGATGCTGATGCGCGCGCGTATAGCCAATCCTCGATTACCTTTGCGCGGCGGCAGTAATCCACAGAACGGCCTTCGCCTTCCTCGTCGTCGCGTGTTCCGCAAGCTGCCCCGCGCCATGCACCGACCGCATGGGACAGCGCCTCGATAACTTCAACGGGAATCGCTGTGCGCTCGTCGAGCTGCGCCGTCAGAGGCGTAGACTGTAAGCGCTCGACAGTTGCCGCCGCGTCCGCCGAGGGGATTGCGTCATCCGTGGTTTGTACCGTAGCCTCGGAGAAATGCGGCAAGCTGTCGAGCCGGACCTGGTCCGCGCACTCGTCGGGCTGCGCTGCCGTAGGTGTAGACTGAAGTAGCTCGGCGGGGGCCGCCCCTTCAATGGGGGACGTATTGCCATTGTTGCCATCCTGGGCGTGCGTCGGCACCTCATAGAGAGGTGGCAACTCGTCGAGCCACGACTGCACCTCGCGGCCTGACCACATCTTGCGCAGCGTGGCGGGAAAGCGCAGCTCGAAATGCAGGGGACTCGCTGCCGCAGCACGGGCGGCTAGTGCCGAACGGGCCGCGTCGACGAGCGGGCTGTTTTCATCAAGAATGAGCGCCGCGTCCTGGCCAGCGTCGAGCGCGTGGATGATTGCGCGCAGAGCATCGTATGCAGCCCATAGTGGAGAGGCGATCGGCTCAGCGCCGCCGCCGTTGATCTGGCGGATCAACTCCCCGGTATTGCTCGGCGTTGACGCAGCGCGGGCGACGTTTGCCAGAGGAGTAGACTGTAGCCGCTCGACGGCTGCTGCCCCTAAAGCGGGTGGTCTTGCGTCATCCTGGGCGTGCTCGACCACCTCAGAAAAGGGCGGCATGCTGTCGGGCCTTTCTTGCGCCGCAGCGGGGGCGACGATAGGCGTAGAGGCGACGGCTACGAGATCGCCATGCGTTGGCCCGAGCATCGCCACGTCGTCAGCGCCGCAATAGCGGATGACTTGGCGCCACGTGTCATCGAGCGCACGACGGTGCACGTTGATGAGAGGACGGTTGCGCACCTCGTCGCTCCAACGCTGCGCGGCCCACCTTGCAAGCCCGTGGCGAATCCGGTCATAGTTGGCTCGCTCATCGTCGCGTTCGTTGATCAGGTCGCTCACGATTTCGGTAGGCGATTCGTTCCACACGTAGTCTGGGTACATCGAAGAGATGCGCTCCAGCAGCGCCTTACCGATGTTTGCCATGTCGCAGATCGAGTGCTGCTCGTCGGGCGTGAAATCCAGGTCGCCGGCGCTCACTACCAGTTCCGGCGCTGCCGCAGCAGGGGCGGCGGCGGCGTCGGCGTGTTTCTGGAGAAGCATTCCGACAACCCACGCAGCTTGAAGCGGGGTGAGTTGCCATACCTCGGTCGCGAGCGATGCGGGAAGCTCATTGACCGCCCGATCGAACAGCTCGATGACTTCCGCAGCGGTAGGCATTATGGCTTTGCGTTGTTCGCTAGTAAGGCTCATCGCGTCTCTCCTTCGGAAAGATGATTTTTGACGTATTCGAGCGCTTGACGCTTTGCCTCATCAAGCGACGTGGGCGTTTCGCAGGTATTGTTGTGCGGTACGCCGGAGCCCCATCCCGCGACCCAATACCAAAGATCTCCCTGGCGTCCACTCGAATAGACTTTCGCGTACACCTTTTCCCCATCGTGCAAATCGGAACCACGTGGAATTGCCAGAACGGACCGAAGACCGGTTTCTCGCTTGTGTTGCCTCCACCGCAGTCTCATCGTGTCTCTCCTTCGGAGTGGGATTGCAGGGCGGCATCGATGGCGCCGCGCGGCGTTTCGAACCAGCGATCTTCGCCAGAGAGGACGAAGCCGGTCCCGTACTCGCAGATTTGATAGAGCTGGCAGCGCCTCGCGCCGTCAGCGCCCGCTCTCCAAACGATGAGGGCCTGCTTGTCGATAATGAAACTCAGGCGTGCCGCGTCGCGCGGATCGTCCGTCAGCGGTACCGCCTGCTGCGCGGGCGCTTGCGCCGCGACGGGGGCAGCGTAGAGCGGTTCGGCCCATTCGTCGCCACCGGCGAGCGGCACTGCGTCGCGTGTCTCGTAGAGGCAATGCGTATGGCTGTGACGCCACGCTACCGGCGCGGGTTCGTCGGCGATCTCGTTGTATTGCTCTTCGGTGATCGCGCCTGCGGCGGCCAGCAGATCCTCCCACTGCCAACCCTCATCGCTCAAAACCTCGTCCATTGCTCGGGTGAGGCGCAGCGGGACCAGCGCGAACCCTTTCGGCTCTGCCGCAGTAGCGGCTACCGGAGCGGCATAGAGTGGCGTCCAGAAACTGCGGCGCGTGTCGCACATACGCGAGTCGCTATCCATGATCGGGCCTTCGAAGCCGCCATCGCTACGGAAGCGCACCCAGGCGATCGGCGCTTGCGCTGCATCGGAAGGGGCGATAACGGCGTGCACAGCGCTTTCGACGGCGCGGCCGATCAAGAGTGCTTCGCGGCGCCACTTCTCGGCGGCAGCCGGTTCGAATTCGCATACGCGCGTGATCGCGGCCATCATCGCGTCGTCGGTGAGTTGCTTCGTCTCGATGCTCATGCTCCGATGTCCTCTTGGGTGATGGTGTATTCGGTTATTTTCTTGACGGCATAGAAGGTCGGTTGTGCGTGCTTGGCGACCCAAGCGCCGAGCACCGTTTCGAGTTCGTCGCGTGCTTCCTGGCTGACGTCCGGGTAGTCGCTCGCCGCTTCCCCGACTTGGTCGAATGCCCGATCGCACAAGGCATCGAGAACGATGTCGACGTCGACCCAATGCGTCGGATTGACCGCCGCTTTCTCGCCAAAGAAGACGGTCTGCCCGACCTCGAAGTCGTCGCTGTCCAGCAGCTCGCCGAGCGAGTCAAAATTGAAAAGCTCGAGGTCGGCGCTCCACACTACTTCGGGCTGGGCGGCTGGCGCTGTCTGTTGTTTCGTATCCATCGTTTTCTTGATTCGATATGTGGCGAGCCGAGTGCAGATCGCCAGCGGTTTGGATGTGAATAGGCTTCGTGCTACGCTGTCGCTCAAATACTCGGAGGCAATCCCAATGGACGCGGACGCGTTGCAAGCCGCATACGATGCTTTCGTGACGGCAAGAGGGAAATTCGAAGACCATTCGAACGCGGTGGCCCGTGGAGACTCGTCCGATTTCGAACTGCTCGTGCTTTTGCTAGGTGAGCTCAACGCCGCTCAGCATCGTTTCTCCACCCTCGCCGAAAAGGTCACACCAGAGATGCGGCACTAATGACATTCGCGTCTCTGCTTTTGCCTGGAATTACGCGGCCACGTGCGCCATTTGCTTCTCGTGCGCGAAGTTCGCGCGGATCAGCGCAGTGGCCACATCGGGACACACGCTGTTTCCGATCATCCGCACCTGCGACGATTTCGAGAGCGGCTTCCCGTTGACGACCGGATTGATGACATAGCTGGTCGGGAAGCCCTGGGCGAGCTTCAGCTCGTGCGGCTGGAGCATGCGCATGCCGATGTCGACGATTGCGTATTGCTCGCCGCCGATCGTCACCACACCGAGCGCGTCGGGCCCGTGGTACTTCTGCAAGAGCGCGCGCACTTCGCCAACGTGGCCGCCGCCGGCGGTGAGCGTCGGCATGGGCTCGCGCACGTCCTGGCCGAATTGGTTGTTTCGCAGCTTCACGAGGTGTGAGGTCACGACAGACGTATCAGCTTTGCTCGTGACCGTGGCGAGCGGCTCGCTCGCGTCGCGCGGCCGCGATTGTCCGGCCCGACCTCCGCAGCCGACGAGCTGCGCGGTGACGACGGAATGATGGTCCGTCGTGGTGATAGTCCCGGTCGGAACATCGACGCCCGTGCCGACGACGTCGCCATAGTGCTTGGCGAGGAACGCCGAGACGACCGCGTGCTTCACGCCGCCTGCGACGGCCGTGCCGAGCGGCTTGCCGAGGCCCGGCACGCGGGGCTCTTGGCCATCGCGCTCGCCATAGCCCGTCTGAATCAACGTCGCGGACACCACACCAAACTTGTTGCCCTGGGTGGTGATCGTGTGGAGCGGCGCGCCGGCGTCTTGACAAGGGGTGTCGCCGAAGTTGTTCTTCACGAGCGTCGCGGCCACGAGCGCCTGCTCTCCGCGGTGTGCGCCGGTAACGGTGGCGAGCGGCGCGGATACCGACGCCGTGCGATCGGCGCCATGGTGCGTAACATGCATCAGCGTCGGCGCGACGACAGCGAATCTGTTTGCGGTCGTTGTCGTGCCCAGCGGGGCATCTAGCGACGCGCCTCGGAAGCGCTCGCTGTCGCTGTAATACGACACGATGAACGGATCCGCGCTGCCCACCACGAACTTCATGATGCCCTTCGCCACGCGGCGCAGGGTCGCGTCCTTCAGCGGCTTGGAGCGCTCGAAGATCGACGGACATGGCAGCGACCAGTCGATGCAATCTGCCGCGGTGCGCCACGGCAGCAACTTGCCCGCGCGCACGGCCGTGCTTTTCGGATCGCCGTGAGTCGGTGTCGGCCAGACGATAGGCAGATGGTCGCGGCGTGCGACGAGGAACAGGCGTTTTCGGATCGTCGGCGCGCCGTAGTCGCACGCGCGCAGCTCGCGGTGCTCGACGGTATAACCTTGGCGCTTGAGTGCGTTCACGAACGAGCGGAACGTGCGCCCGCGATTCTTCGGGCACGGCTTACCATCAGCGGCCAGGGGGCCCCACGTCTGAAACTCTTCGACGTTTTCCAGCATGATCACGCGCGGCTTGACCTTGGCGGCCCAGCGCAACGCGATCCAGGCGAGGCCTCGGATCTTCTTCGACACGGGCTTGCCGCCCTTCGCCTTGCTGAAGTGCTTGCAGTCCGGCGACAGCCAAACCAGTGCGACGGGCTGGTTTCCGGTGATCGCGATCGGATCGACGTCGAACACGCTCTCGCAGTAGTGCGCGGTGTGCGGGTGGTTCGCCGCGTGCATTGCGAGTGCTTCCGCGTCGTGGTTGATTGCGACGTCTACCGGGCGCCCGAACGCGCGCTCCAGCCCGGTGCTCGCGCCACCGCCGCCGGCGAAGTTGTCGACGATCAGCTCGGAGCCGAGGTCCAATTGCAGCGAAATCAAATCGCGCTTCATCGTGTCTCTCGAAATTTATTGGTTACGTGTTGGGGATCAGGCTGCGTTTCATGAAGCAGATCCAGTGCGTGTCGGCGCGCTTGCCTGACTTGTGGCCGAACAGCGGTTGCTGGTCGGTGAGCGCGAGGATTTCGCCAACCTTGATCTGCGTCTCGTTCCATTTGAAGATCAGCACGCCGTCGTCTTCGAGCACGCGAAAGCACTCTGCGAAGCCGCGGCGCAGATCGTCGCGCCAATCGGTCGATAGCTTTCCGTACTTGGCGGCAAGCCAGCTTTTCGGACCGGCGCGCACGAGGTGCGGCGGATCAAACACGACGAGCTTGAACGAGCCGTCGCCAAACTCCATCGCACGGAAATCCATCGTCAGGTCTGGCGTTACGCTCAGCACGCGCTCGCCGTCCTGCTTGCCATGCGATCGATCTGTGACGGAAACCGTCTCGTCGCGCACGTCGCCGAACATCACGGCCGGGTTTTGCGGATCGAACCAGAACATGCGGGTGCCGCAGCACGGGTCGAGGATCGTTTTGGCTTCGCTCATATCTCTCTTCCGTTACGTGGTGGGGATCAGGACGGTTTGCGAATTGCGGCCCATGCGCGCGTGGTTCTCACGTCGTTTAGGGCCGAGTCCAACCATCCTTCCATCCACTCGTCACCGACCAGGCCGCGCAGCAGTTGGTAACTGGTGAGCAGCCCGGCCGACAGATAGTCGATCTTCTCGGCATCGGTCATCATTGCGATTCCGTCGCGAGCGAAACTCGTCAGGATCAGATCGACTGCGCGCCTCTCGGCAGCGGCTTCTTTATTGCGTGTCGTGCTCATGCTCGTTTCACTCAATCGGTTGGGGTTCAAGCTGCTTGCGGACTGCCGCCGCGCGTGACTGCGAGCAGCCCAGAAACTTGCGGATCTCGGTCACGGTCGGACGCACCTCACCGGCGGCTACTGCGGTCATGACTCGTGTCACGTCGTCGTGCTGCTCGATTACTGGCAGCCGCAGCACCGGGGCGGTATCGATCGCGGCGACGGCCACATCTATCGCGCTTACTGGCGGCGTTACCGGCGCATCGGCGTGACTCTCCGGCGTGACTGCCGTTACTACTTCGGCGTGACTGCCTTGCTGGTCGGGCGTTACCGCGATTTCAGTCACGGTCGAGGGGCGCAGCGCGAGCAGCCAGGCGAAGCAGGCGACAGCCTCAAGCACGGCGGCAAAGGCCAGACCGGTCACGAGTTCGGCGCGCGGCGCAGCCACGCCAAAGGCGGTCAGGGCGCCGGTCACCGGATCAGTCATGGCGGCGGATCGGGCAGCGGCGGCGCGGTCCTGCGCGGCCTCGTCGCGTCGCGCTTCGGCTTGCTCGACGTTCAATGCGTCGACGCGAGCAGCAGCAGCGGCGCGCTCGGCCGTCAGGCTTGGGCATGGTTCGACGCAGCGACGCGCATTGGTGCGGGCCAGTCGCGTTACTGCGTCTGCACGGTCACGTGCGATCTCGGCCAGACCGCGTCCCTTTGCCATGACTTCCGGCACCGCGGCGGCGCGCAGCTCACCCGCATGCTTCTGCGCCATCAGGAAAAAGACGGCATGGCCGTAGCAGGTCGCCGCCATGCAGCCGACCCACAGGGCCGCGCCGAGGGCGCGCACGATCCGACCATGCGGACGGCAGAGGGCAGGGAGCAGGTGGGCAGCGACGACCAGCACCACGCCCACGGCAATCCACAGCACGCGCTCGGCGAGGAGCCCGCCACGCTGCCAGCCAGCCATGACCGAGAGGCACGCCGCAGTCATGGTCGCCGGGATGGCGAGTAATTTCGGGTAAGCTTGCATTGGAACGCTTCGATTCATCGGACTGTTTGGAGGCGATGATGGCTGCTGCCGCTCTTTCGGCTGGTGACCACACCTTCGTGGTTACGACTCTTCCTGTCACATCCGGCGGCTGGACGATTACGATCGTTCACCGGCACTACGAGGGCAACGACGTCACGGAGGAGCGGCACGACAGCAACGTCGTCTACGCGACCGAGGCGGAAGCGCTCACGCAAGGCCGCGCGATCGCCCGCACTTTGGCGGAGCAGTACGGTCGGTGAGCTGTCGTGCGTTACAGCAGTCACGGTCGCCGCGACTGCGAGTAATGCCGGGTAAGCTCGCATGAGCATGGTCACGCAACCTCAGCGAGGTCAGCGGGATCGATGGTCACGATTGCGGCGTTCTTGCCCGGACTCCACGACAGTGGCGGCTGCTTGCGGATAACTGCGTTCAGTGCCTCGAAAGCGGCCTCCAGCTCGGGCGGGATCTCGCCGTCCTCGGGCAGGTCGTCGGAGAAGTGCTCGTTGCCGTCGATCTCGCGCGCCATGTTCGGCTCGCAGATCATCAGGCGCAGACTCTCGACCGTGAACTCAGGGTCATCGGCGATGGCGTCGCGCAGATAGTCCACGACCTCTTCGTAGCTCTGGAAGTAGCGGTCACAGGCGTCCGAGTAGATGAAGCCGTCGCCATTCCACTCGACCTTCGGAAGCGCTGCGTAACGCTCGATGTCCTTCTTCTCACGGCATGCGTCGCACGCCATCCACCCCTTGTGCACAAGGGTGCCGCAGTCGCAACGAACATGGGTGCAGCTCGCGTACCGCGCGAGGCGTTCGTCGTCGCCATAGAAGTGCCCATCGGTGCTGACAAAGCCAGTCACGGTCACGCGGCGCACGAGGTCGGGCTGATCGATTGGGATGACTTTCTCGGTCATGCTGTCACCGGAACTTGGTAGGTCGCCATGTGGGCGATTGCCGCTTTGAAAACGAGAGAGCCGTCTTTCGGCAGCTCGCACAGGTAATCGGCTGGGTTGCGCGATGAGCCTTCGCGCAGGTGGCAACGATTCAGATCTGCCTCGGTGGCGTCGCGCAGTGTCAGGCGCCCACCAGGGCAGACGTCGTGCCACCAACCGAGGCGCTCGCGCGGAATCGTCCGCTCCATCTCCTTGCGGGTTTTCAGTTTCACCTGATGGATGTTGACGGTGCTCATGCTTCCGCCTTGCTCGGAACCGGCAGCGCGAGGATTTCAGCGATCTTGTAGATGTAGACCTCGACGCTGCGCAGCGAGAAGTCTTGCGACTTGCGGCGGCTGTAGTTCTCGAACTTGTGGACCTTCGACGAAGGCAGGCGCGCACCGAACAGGTCAATCAGAACCTGCCTGTTCGCGTCGTTATCGACGAGGCTCCAATCACGGTCCTCGTTCGCCAGGGCGAATCCGCGATCACGGAGGCTGTCGTGCCAGTCCACCTTTCGCCCCTTATCGGAAACCGGCGTCTCCGAGTCGAGAATGCGGAAGTCGCCGAACAGGCTGCACGAGAAATCCACCTTGCACACGTACTGGCCGAACGAGATTTCCGAAATGTGGCCAAAGCCTTCGATGTCCCACCAACGATTCAGATGGTCAGCCATGTTCTTGAGGGTGTGCTGAGTCGCCTCCGGCGTGACGGTGCCGCCTAGTTGTGCTTCAAGCTCGTGGACCTTCATATTGGCCGCGCGAAGATCGGCGTAGCGCTGCTCGCGCTCCTTCGAACTGAACGTCTCGACGCCGAGCGTCTTGCAGAGGTCGGACAGGTTGAACTCGGCGACTTTGACGCAATTCGTCGCGAGTCCGGCGTCAAGCGGGCGGCCCTCTTTGACGATGGAATAGATCGTGCCGACTGCGTGGTGAAGGTCCGTGATCTTCTTTCGTGCGACGGCTTGCTGATCTGCCGAGAGGGTGAGGGTTGCTTCGGTCGTCATGGTTGATCTCGAAAAAGGACCGGCCCATACGGGCGCCGGCCAAGACACACAACGTCACCCTCGGGGGTGCCGTCGCGAAACTGTTATTTGTGGCGAACCCAGGTCATCAGCGGGAGGCCGCTGGTTTTGCTCTTGACCTCGTTTCCTTTAGCGTCGAGCTTCTTGTCGATGCGCATGACGGCCATGTTCGCGAGAGCGTGAGAGGGGGGGCGGTGCGCGCTGCGAGGTCGATGAAGTCGCGTGCGAACTGCGGCGCGTCGAATTCAGGGCTGACGCGGACGGGCTTCATGCGGGTGAAGATGCCGGATGCCTCTTCGTCGACGCGCTCGCGCCACTCGACTTCAGTCAGCGGGCGCTTGGCTTCGCTGTCGAATGTGCTGATCTTCTTCGCGGCACGCGCGCGGGCCACTTCCATCGACTGGCCGTACACACAAAAACCACCCATTTCTGTTGCCTCCAGTTGAGAAGGATTACTAATCGTTTGGCGATGAGTGCCACCGCCTCGGCGTTGATAAATTCAGGTGCAGCGCTGCGCGTGACAGGTGAGGGGCTGGCTCGCTTCCTCGATCTCGCGCAGATAGCTTTGAAGCACCATCAGAGCGACGACGACTGCAATTCCGAGCGTCGAGACCGCGAGATACTTGGCGAACGTCACGACAGCGCACCAGCGCGCAGCGCGACGAGAAGCCACCAGGCGCAGCCAATCACCGCTCCGGCTGCTACGACCTTGCAACCCATCAGCAAGCGGCAGGAAAACTCATCGCAGGCGATCAGCAGGGCGTTATCGCAAGCGGCGCGGTTCATGCTGCACCTCGCACGATTCGGATGTTCTTCACCAACGGGTGCACATGCGAGCCAAACGGCATCTTGACTCGTACGCGATGGACGCAGGGCACGTTAAGGCGTTCTTCATTGAATTGGCCGTGAAACCATTCCTTTTTGCCTTCCACGATGCCTTCGCGTGCGTTGCCAACGCGGGTCGTCCATGCCACGCGCTGTCCTTCCTTCGGCATGGCACGGTATGCCCTGCGGCGTTGTGCGCTGTTCATCTGTCAAGCTCCATTAACTAATTTGCATTCCGAAATTTATGATGCGCGGGAGCAAATAACCCATGCTCTGCGGAGACCTGCTTTTCGTGATGCACTTCGTTGGATGCACCATGAGAAGCATTGTTTTACGTGCGGGCCGGGCTACACCTAGCTGGGCTAGCTCCCGGTCCCGCACGGTTGCGACCATTACCACGCCATGCTCGCTCGGCGCTGCTTTCGCAGTAGCAGCTCATCTGGCCGCCATTTCCCGCGCTTTTACTTCAGCCGCGCGGGGCCATGGGCTGGGCTCGATGGATCGAGCCTGTTTATCTGTCTTCGATTGTTAAAGGGCGATTCGCAAACCCGGCTCTGCCGGAGCGACTAGATCTTCTGCTTCGCGTTTCAAAGTGCTCAGGGCGTAGTTTAGGCAAAGCCTACGATGTGTGTCAAGGCAAAGCCTAAAAAAGAATCGGATGTGCGGCAACCTGCCTGTGAGGTGGCCGGTCAGCTTTTCAGCAACCATTTCAATCTGTCGAACAGAGGTAAGTTTTGTGCTCTGTTTGTAAGATGCGCGTTGGCGAATCGCAACACGCCAAACGTTTCACCAGCGGCAGCCAGTCGCAGGTTCGCTAACGGCGCGCGCCCGCTATTTCATATCAGGGTGACCGGACTATGCGACATGCATGAATCGCGTGGACGGGCGGCGCGGAATTGGAGGAGCAGTGGCGCCGGATGGTTGGCGCTAAGCGGGCGGCAGCATACTGCGTGCGGCTCAATGCAGGTCGATGCTCAGTGGTCGCAAGATGGGCGTGCTGGTGGAGGAGGGGTGTGCGCCGAGTGCGGGCGAGCGATGCAGAATTATTCCGGATGGTGCGGATGTGAAATTCCACACTCTTGGGTGGAACAACTGCCGCTCGCCGTGATGGATTCGAGCGATATGCGTTTTAAATCAGTTACTCGGCATGCGATCCCCCGCCTTTTATGGCGTCGAGGACAGCCTGCGGGTTCTCATCGCATACCGCGATGATGTCAAGGATTGCGCGCCAAAGCACATGCCAATGCCTATCTCGAAACGCAATAGCTTGTTCCGGTGTCAATTTTGCGCCATTAGGCAAAGCCGCGGCGGTGCATGCAATGTTTGAGATGTTCGCGATAGTCTCTCGATAGATCTCAAGCCCCGCCATGAAGTCGAACTGTCCGTCGTCACTCTTTGCTTCGTTGGAACCCATGGAATTGCTAGATGATGCCCGCGTCACGTTGCCTGCAATTGAGTACCCATGGATCTTCGGCAAGATCGACCGGTGGCCGACAGAATTCATCGGTGATACGAGCCCCTCTTGCTCCATTCGCCCCACGAGAGCGATCGCACGCGTATAGCCAATCTGGAGGTGCCTTTGGATGAACGAGACGGAAGCGCGGTTATTGGTGGCGACCAGCGACACTGCCTTGCCATAGAGGGGATCGTCATCAACATCAAAGGGCGCGGTTCCGTCTGAACTTCCGCCTCGGCCTTGTGGGGCGTTCATGTCTTGGTCCTATGTGTCCCAGCTTGTTGTTTCGAAGGTGCTCAGTCGGGGTTCGACAGTTGACTCATTGGTATCCACTGCTCCGGGCCGCCCACAGGAGTGACGCGAGCCCAGTCGCCATTGCTTGCATACGCCGTTACGTTGACGCCGGCAACCGAGCCATCAAGCCGCTTGGCCGAATAGTTGGGCTGTGTGTACGAGCCCCCAGTAAAGCTTGCACTTACCCTCATGGACCAGGGCGGATCCAACTCCTTCGTCACGGCCGATGTAACATTCGATGCTGCACTGTTCGATGGTGCGGCGCCGCCGCTTGCCTGGCCGCCATGAACTGGCAGGCCGACGTTTTCGATCGCGTCTGCTGCCTCGTCCGTCTTCCCTTTCGCGTACTGCCAGATCGTCACGAGAGCGACGTTTAGTGGCGCGCCTTTTTGAAGGCCCCAGACGTCAGAGTTCTGGATCGGGACGTTGTATCTATCGAGGATGTAGCCCGTGCCGGTCAGTCCGACAGGCTGGCCGCCCATGTACGCCAAACGGTTGCCGTTGCGCGCGTAGAACTCAATGTCCGCCTGCCAGTAGGTGGCTGCGTCCGTATAGGCCTGTAAGGCCTCGGCCAGCAGGCCCGCGGCATCCCTCTCTTCTTGTGTCTGCGCAGCGCTGCGGAACTGATCGAGCGCGATTGAAAGTTGCAGGACGTATGGCTGGTACTGCACAAGCGAGACGCCTGCGCCGATGACGCTCTGGATCGACCGAGATGCCTCCAGAGCTTTCGCGGAGCGTGCACGAGCGGCATCAAGGGGCGAGGGGGGGTGTGGTGCCGCCTGCGCGGCCTGAGACTGCGCAGCGACGGACTTCACAGCCGCGGCGAGGCATGTATTGCGATCCGCCTGCCGCTTCAGCCCCTGGCAAGCCTGAACTAGAACATCAGCGGCCGACCCGGCCGCAATCGTAGGGCTGGCAACGAGCAACGTCGCCAGCGCGATAACAGCTCTTCGCACACTTTCCCCGGTTTCTCGTTGGTGATTCTTCTTTTGTGCACTACATGGCGCCGCTGACCGCCACTACGCGCCCGATGATCTGAACGTACTGGACCTGCTCAGAGTTCAGGTCCATGTCCGGGTAGCGCACTTTGTCGGTGTTGTCCGACGTGATTCGCAGGCCACCGTCCGGCTTTTTGAAGAGCCGCTTGACGTAGACCTCACTCTGGTAGGCGAGCGCATAGACCTTGCCGTCGAGAACATTGGTTGCTTTGTAATCGACAACGAGCGAGTCGCCATCAAGAACACGCGGCTCCATGCTTGATCCATCAGCGACGATCGTTGCCGCGTGCCCTGGATTAATGCCAAGCCTGTTGCACCACGTCTTGCGGAACGCCTGCTTCTGGCCCTTTTCGTCTACGTGCCAAACAATCTTGCCGTTACCGGCGGAGAATTTGATGTCAAGTCGCGGTATCAAAACGTACTCATCCCCGAGTTCCGACTCGTTCTCCCAGACAAGCACTGGTCGAACGCTGACCGATTCTCTCCCATCGGTAAGACGCCGTTCTTCTGCGGGCGCACCCTCATCGTCTTCTTTGCCCTCGATCCACCACTGCATTGAATGGCCGAATTCGGCGACGAGCTTCGGCAGGTGCTTCTTTGCGATGCGTCCGAAATTCAGCCAATCGTAAACGGATGGCGCCTTGACGCCAAACAGCCTCGCGACGTCAGCCACGACCAATTTTCGCCGATCCATCTCGGCGCGGAGGCGATCTCCGATGTGTTGGGGTTCTTTAGGCATTGCCTGATGATCTGCGTGAGACGCAGATTCGGCAATGCCTTGACCGATAATTAGGCTTTGCCTATACTGCAATCCATGAACCATTTCGCCCCCATCGAAAAAGCTTGCACCAAGGCCGGCGGCCTGTCGGCACTGGCGCGCGCACTCGGCGTCGCGCCGTCTACTGTCCATCAGTGGCTCGTGCGAGACCGCCCAGTGCCACCTAAGCGTTGCAGCGCAATCGAGCGCTTGATGGGTGGCGAGGTGAGCCGAAAAGACCTGCGGCCGGATGACTGGACCGACTATTGGCCCGAGCTATCGGACCGAAGCATGGCTTGAGGTGGCGCGGCGGACCAGGACCGCGCTGACCACATTCCCAACTTTGCGGAGAGCGTGCGAATCACAAACCCGACGCAACCGCAGTCTCTGTTGACCCACTAGCCGCCTCTGTGCGGTATCCAACATTCGTAAGTACGAGGGGTTCAAATGCACCTTCCGCAACACCAGCAAATGCTTCGCGAAGCAGGCAAACACGGCGGCATCGCAGCAGTGATGAAGATCATCGAGCAAGAGAACAGCGCTGCGCTGCATGTCGAGACCGGCGAACGCGAGACGCTTTCTCAGCGCGTTTTCCTCCATCAGCCCGCGCGCGACATCCCGATGAAGGGTTTCGTCAAGCACGTGGACTGGGCAAAGGTCGAGGCGGCCACGCGCCTCGCTCAGCGCGCTAGCGGCACGAGCGCGGCGAGCAACAGCAGCGAGAACACGAATGAAGCTTGCGAACTGGCTGCTGACATTGTTTGAGTTCGCGCAGCTCCACAGAGCGGAGCGCGCGAAGGAGATACGAGGCGAATCCCCGCGCCTCGATCGTAAAAGGCCGCACTTGCACGGCCCGAAGCAGTACCGACTTTAACCGTCAGTAACGTTTTCATTTTTCTCTTATCCCTGTGTGCTTCATGAGGCCTTAGCAGTCCTCACGGCATATGGGGACTGTATGCCACGGAGGCACAAAAGTCATGCGCAACGTGTCGCACAGAAGTCCGATTGCCGCGATCAAGGCGGTGGTCGACGAATGGCGGAAATCTCGTCGCTGGTCGCGTGAGGCAGTGGTCGAAGAGATCGTCGAAGCTCACGAACGCATCGGCGCTGTGCGCCGGGTGCGCGTCGAATTCAGCGAGAACCACCACGGCGAGCACACGCGCCAGAAGACCAACGCGGACCGCGTCTATCGCTGGCTCGACGACAGCGTGTCGGAGCGCAACCTGCTGTCGACGAACATGCTGCCGTCGCTTCTGGCGGCGCTGCCTGTCGCGGCACGCGTAGCTCTGGCAAACGAGATCCTGGCTCCTGCCGGCCTCACCACGCGAGTGATCGAGAGCGGCGAGGGCGACGACGTGAACGCACAGGAGCTCATTCGCTCGATCGTGCGCGTCAACCACCGTACCGAATCCGCGGCGGCCGACCTTCTGGACGGCATCGATCCGGGCGAGCTGCCGCGCCTGCACAACAGCCTGATCGACGAGATCAGCGTGAAGACCGAAATGGCTGGCCGCGTGGTCGCTGCGATGTGCAAGCGCGGCGAGGCCGCACCGGCTAACCCCACGAAGGAATCCTGATGCGAACCTCACAAACCTCGCTTGCGGCCTATGACGCGCTCGACGCGGCGGCGCGCCGCACCCAGAAGCAAATGATCGTGGACCTGTTCACGGCCCCGGACATGCGCCTGACGCGCCAGGACATCGCAGACCGCACGAACATGCGTCTCGGCAGCGTCTGCGGCCGCGTGCGCACCCTGATCGACGCCGGGAAGCTCGCGGTATTCGGCACGCGCAAGTGCGCCGCCACGGGTCACGAAAACGAGACGTTGGGCTTGCCCGCGGCGAACTGACATGGCGCTCGCTGACGTCGTCTATTTCCCCGAGCAACCGCGCACCGCGCAGGTCGAGGACGGGTTCACACGCGTGGCACACGGCATTCTGGAAGCGCTCGCGCTCGCCAATCTCGGCAAGCGCCACTACAAGATTCTGCTGGTGCTGCTGCGCCAGACGTACGGCTACAACAAAAAGTCGGACGAGATCAGTTTGAGCCAGTTCAAGGACAAGACCGGCGTGCTGCCGCCGAACGTCTCGACGGCGATCGACGAGCTGGTGGAAATGCGCGTTCTGCTTCGCACGCCCGGCAAGTACGCGTTCTGCCTGGCTGTGAACAAGTCGTTCGGGCAGTGGACCGGCAACGCGAAGATCGACCCGTCGAAGGTGTGGGGTTATCAAAACGATAACAGTGCTGTTATCGAAACAATAAGCGAGGGTTATCAAAACGATAACAAAGGGGTTATTGATTCGATAACCACAAAAGACAACTCCAAAAGAAAAGACCAAAAGACAACTCCAAAAGAAACCCTTTCGCGCTCGCTTCGCGAACGCTTTGAGATTTTCTGGGAGTGCTATCCGCGCAAGCGATCGAAGAAGGCAGCCGAGAAGGCGTTTGCCAAGCTCAATCCGAACGAGCAGCTTTTCAACGACCTGATGGCAGGTCTGAAGCGGGCCAAGACTTCGGAGCAGTGGCAAAACCCGCAGTACCAGCCGCACGCCGCCACGTGGTTGAACGATGGCGGATGGATGGACGAATTCCAGACCGCGTACAGCGATGCCGAACTCGCCGTGATCCAGGCCTTCAATGAGGCGCTTGGGGAGCGAGTTGGCACCGTGGATACCTCTGCGTTCGTCGAAGCCCGTGCGGGGGCCATACGCGCCTTCCTGACGCATCTGAAGGACGACATGGGTGCGGCGGCTCGCTACTTCCCGGCGGTGCGCGACAAAGTCGACCTTCCGCCGCACGCAGGTTTTGACTACCTGATCAGCCCGAAAGGCTTCGGCGATACCACGGGCCGCATGCGGATCACCAAGCCGGCCGCCGGCGCAGCGCCGGCCGTACGCGGCGACTGGCATGCGACCACGTCGGGCATTGATGCGAAGGGCGCTGAGCTGGGCCTCACGAAGGGTGAGGACGAAAACGCCGTGTCGTGGCGCCGACGCGTGTTCAAGGCGGCAGGGCCAGGCAACTGGCGGGATCAGGATCTCGCCAGCGAATCGAAATACGGCGGCGAGGCATACGAGCGCCTTTACCGCTTCTACAACGATGGAGAGCAGCAGGCATGAGCATCGACAACGCAATGACGGAAGAGTGGCGCCGGGCGATGGACGCCGCCAACTACTCCGAAACTTGGGCTAAAGGTGGCTGCCCGCTTGATCAGCTAAATCACGCCCTGGACAAGCCGTTCGGCCAAGTGGCGCTTTGGAACCGATGCCTTGTATTCGCGCTTTGGCAGCAGGGGCACCCGATTGAGTGGCGCTCGGTGCTCTCGACGTCTGACGATTGGCGGCGTGATGTGCCGATCTGGCATTCGCATGTGATCTACCGCGTCTGCCCGAAGCCCGAAGATCTCGCGCTGCCGTCGATCGACTGGACGCATGTATCTCCGCGCTTGAAGTGGCTCGCCCAAGACGCGACTGGCGCCTTGATGCTCTTCGAAAAGATGCCGTCGCCGCATGAAGGCGGATCGTGGGGCACTGCCGAGTTTGGTTGGAGCACGTACGCCGATAACTTTGCCTCGGCGCGTCGCGGCAACGGGGACTGGCGGAAGCTGCTCGTGCAACGACCGGAGGGCGCGTGAGCAAAAGAACTGTTCGTTCGTATGCCGATGTAGCGATCACGATTCGCGTGCGCGTTGGCGGGTTCACGGGAGATACGCCGACCCGCGAAGTCTATGAATCTGCCGAACGTGTCGCTCGCGAAAAAGTGGACAGATGGTGCGATTCGACTCGCGGCGTAGACATCGTCAGCGTGGACGCGATCAAGCAGGTCGTCTGGGAGGCCTCATGACGAAGCGCACCAACTCATGGCCGATGGTTGTGCCGCCGGGCACGACGACAGTCGGCACCGCGCGCGTGCGCGACGACGCGCCGAGCATGGGCTACGCCCAGCGAAAGCTGGCCGAGAAGTTCGGCACGAAGCCCGCGCACAGCTTCGATGACATCGCGGACGGCACGGAGAGCGCCGGCGCGAACACGCCCGCGTATCGCCGCGAGGCTACGCCGTCGCTGGGCATGGCGAAGCCGAAGAAGCGGCCGAAGTACGGCAACCGGAAGTGCACGCACGAGGGCATCAAGTTCGACAGCGAGAAAGAGCGCTCGCGCTGGTTCCACCTGATCCAGTTGCAGGCCGGCGGCCAGATCCGCGATCTGGAGTTGCAGGTGGCCTTCGTGCTCACCCCGCGCAAGCAGCGCGACGACGGCACGTGGGAGCGCGCCTCGAAGTACATAGCCGACTTCGTCTATCTCGACGTGGCGACCGGTAAGCGCGTGGTGGAGGACGTGAAGTCCAAAGCGACCCGCAAAAACACTACGTACGTGCAGAAGCGCAAGCAAATGCTGGCCGTGCACGACATCACCATCAAGGAAATCTGATGCCAGGCGTCTACAAGGGTATGCCTCGCGCTCCGAAGTGGAGCCCGGAAGAAGATGCGCTGCTCACCAAGCTCTGGGGCGAGCCGGCGGCGCTGAAGAACGTCGAGCATCTGTTCCCGCTGCGCACTGAGGCGGCGCTCGTCGCGCGAGGGCGCGATCTGAAGCTTCCGGATCGCCGCCGCTCGATGCCGGCGCAGCGCGCGGCCCAGGGCAGTGGCGCGCGCATCAAGGCAATCCTCGAATCTCGCCCGGCGACGGCTGCGGAACTCGCGGCGCTCGCCGTGTGCTCGCAGCCGACCGTGCGGCGCTTCATCACTGCGAACCGCGCCGAAATGCGCATTGCGCGCTACCTGCCGAATGCTGGCGACGGCTCGCCCACGGCAGTGTGGGCCTGGGGCGCAGGCCGAGACGCGAAGCGCCCGGCGCCGAAGTCACGCGAGGAATTGAGCGCGCGCTACTACCGCAAGCTGAAACGCGAGCGTCTCGACAAGTTCGACCAGCTCCGCGCGCAACAGCGCGTTCGGGCCGCCACGAAGGCGGGCACGCTGGTTCGTCGTGATCCGCTGGTGGCGGCTCTGTTCGGAGGCGCCGCATGACCGAGCGCGAAGAATACGACGCATGGTTCGCGCGCGAGTTTGCGGGTCGCGACATTCCCGAGCTGCTGCGCGACCTGGGCTTCGTCTTCTGGCGGGGCGGCCGTGCTTCGCTGATCGCGGCAAGCGGCGCGCCGGTCGAGATCCGCGCATTGAAGGAGGCGCAATGACCGCTTGGGGAATTGTTGCCGCAGTGACCGCTTTTTGTTTTGGCTGGGGATGCGCTCATTCGACGATCGCGCGCGAATGTGACCGGCTTGGCGCTTTCTACGTTGGCAAGACGACTTACGTTTGCGTGGGGAAAGAGAGCCGATGACGTTGCAGCGCAAGACGGGGCTCAAGCGATCCGGCTTCGTGCGCAAGCCGGGCTCGCCGTTCAGCAGCTTCGCGAACCGGGCCACGGCGGCGCGCCGCACGACGATGAAGCGCCGCGCAAAGAAGCCGACCGTCGCAGAGGGCTCGAAGTATCTGGCGGCGTGCCGCGGCGAGCCGTGCTACCTGCGCGTGCCCGGCGTGTGCCGCCTGGACCCGAATGACGAAACGGTGGTGCCGTGCCACGAGAACAGCCTGGCGGCCGGCAAGGGAATGGGATTGAAGTCGAATCACGCGCGCACGGTGCCCGGCTGCTTCTGGTGTCACGTGTGGCTCGATCAGGGCCCGGCAGAGCGGGCGGTGAAACAGTCGGTGTTTCTACCCGCGTTCGACGAATGGGAGCCGGTGCGCGCGCGAAAGATGGGATTGCAGGAGGTAATCGCTTGAGGCTGCTGATAGATGTTGAGGTCGAGACGAGGCGCGGCACGAACACCCAGTCATTCGAGACGACTGTGTACGTCGTGCGGCGCTCGGTCACGAAGGGCGTTATGAGCGACGAGGTGGTGCTGGTGGATGCATTCATCCCGCCGAACTACCGCAAAGGGATCTCGGGCCGCGACCACACGTGGCGCTCTGGCGGCGTGCTGCGCTGCTCGGCGCGCGTGTCGATGAACAAGAGGTCGCTGGCCCCGTTCATCGAAAGCGGCGAGAAGCGTTGGGTATGCGCGGAGGTGAATGAGTGATCCTCGAAGTGGAGTTGAGCCTGCCAGCGGACCATTCAAAGCACGTCGGCCGCATGGGTGGCGGCCCGCCGCCGTCGTACGAGTTCAGCGCACCGGCGCGCGCGGTGAGGCGCATCACGTCGCGCTATCAGCCGAACTGGCTCAACCCGTGGTCAGTCTCGGCGCTGGTGCTGGTACCGGAGAACCTGCGGCGCTTCATGGGAAAGAAGGACAAGCGCTGGGCTGACGATGGCTATGCATGGCTGCCAGCGGACATCCACCGGCACGAAGGAAACAAGGCGGCGCTGCGCGAGTTCATCGCTAGCGGCGTCATCGAACTGGCACTGGAGGAAGCAACGTGAGCGAAATCAAGATCAGCACGAGCCGCACCAATACGACGACGCACCGCGCAGTGGTGGACCAAGACAAGATCTACCGGTTGCTGAGCGAAGAAATCTGTCGGCAGATCGGTGTGGATACGGACGCCGAGCACGTAGTCGCCCACGTGCGCCTGAACAATCGCTCAATGAGCTACGGAACCTTGGTTGAGGCCATCGTGGAAGTCACGATCCACCACGACGCCGAGCCGCAAACGACCGAGCAGTGAGTGGCCGCCGCTGATCAACAAATCGAACAAAAAAAGGTGAATATGGAAGCAATCCACGAGGGCATTTTCAAGAGCGCGGAAGAGGCGGTCACATTCGCCTGCAATTACTCGGGCCAGCAGTACGCCATGTCGGCAATGGCGAAGATCTTGAAGGGCGGCCCATGCGGTAGCGGTCGTGGGTTGTTCGGGATCGACGGCGCAGGCCAGGCCGGTATGGTCTTCGCTGAACTGGATAGGCTGGATTACTGGCAAGCCGTTGCGCTGGTCGCGCGCCGGTCGCCACAGAACGAAGAATGCAAGTGCTCCAATCCATGCTGCCGAGGCTGGAAGATGCCGACTTTGTTCAGCGAGGCGATGCACGAGCTAGCGGATGAGGCCGCGCGCGCGATGAAGTCGGTTCCGCCGAAGCGGGAGTTCCGGGTTGCTGTCCTCATGAAGTATTTCGGCGTCAAGGTGCACGTGCTCGATAGAGCAGAAAGCCTGAGAATCCCCGAGGACGCGGCAAAGCGACATGCCACGGCAATACGTAACTGGATTCGCGAAATCGAAAAGGCTGGACTCACGGCGTTGAGCGAACGCCTCGACGCGATCGGGATGCTGGTGAGGACTGCTTGACATGCGCGAAAAACGCGCATAACATGCATTTTCATATACCGTACCAATGGTGCGAACACGAAGCCCGCAAGCGAAAGCAAGCGGGCTTTTTGTTTGGTACGGGCGTGAGCGCCGCCATCCTCAGTCGACCCGCAAGGCGAAAGCCCTGCGGGTTTTTCCTTTTGGGTGCCTCGCATTGGTGCGTCAGAAGTCCAGTTGCCCGGCATCAATGCCGAGCGCTGTGGCGATCTTCTCGCGCGACGTCTTGCTTAGACGGTCGCTGACTTCCTGTTGTGCGTACGCAAATTGGCTGATGCCGAGGCGCTCAGCAACGTGCGCTTGCGTCATGCCGAGATGTTCGCGCCACGCGCGCGCGGGTGTCGCGCCGTCAACCGTGCGACTCAGAACGTCGTGCGGGATCAAGTTTCGATTGGACATAGCAAGTGCGAGTGATTCGTGTGTCGCCACTATCGCATGGGCGGCGCCACGAGGCGCAGCGCGTAGCTACAAAAAAGACTTGCGAGAGCGATTAAGTGTAGCTACAATAAAAGACATGGACATCACATTCGACCCGGCCAAGAACGAAATCAACATCGCCAAGCATGGCGTGTCGCTCTCACTGGCTGAGAAGCTGGATTGGTCGGAAGTGATGGCCTATGTCGATGACCGCAACGACTATCGCGAGGTTCGTGAAGTCGGCTTTGGCGTCATCGCGGATCGCCTTTACTGCGTGGTGTTCACGCAGCGCGGCGACTCGATGCACATCATCAGCATGCGCAAGGCGAACAAGCGCGAGGTCAAGAGCTATGTCGAGCAAACGTAACATCATCATGCCCACGGATGAAGAGGATGCAGCGATCAACCGTGGCATTGCGGAAGATCCGGACACGTTCGAAGTGTCCGATGAGCAGTTCAAGAAGATGAAGCGCCTCGGCGCGCGCGGTCGGCCGCGCCTCGAAACGCCGAAGGTGCTGTTGTCGGTCCGGTACGATGCAGACATCGTGGAGCGCTTCAAGTCCACCGGCGACGGTTGGCAGACGCGCATGAACGATGCGCTGCGAGAGTGGCTCAAGGATCACGAGCCAGCGTAGTCTGGTGATCGCTTCGGATGGCGAGGTGCGACATGCAGCGAAACTATGAATATCACGGCTATACGCTTGAGGTAGCCGTTGAGATTGATGTATCTCTTGAGCCTGGCAAGCGTCCGCAGGTGCCGCGCGGCTACGTTGCAGTGGTGAGAATTTTCAAGGAAGGGCAAGCCCTCGCGGTGTTTTCTCCCTTGAGGTTCGGCGAACTCGGCGGTCGCCCATTTGCGACCGACACGGACGCGTTGATGGGTGGTTACAGCGCGGCGCGCAAGATAGTCGACGATCTCTTCAGTCAATAGGTACTGAGCGGCTCGGCCGCTTCCGCAAATTGAAGCCCGCAAGGTGAAGACCTTGGCGGGCTTTTTCGTTTGCGCAACGAGTTACGAGGTTGGTGAATGACGGACCGAATCAAGATCATCAGCGATGGAACCTCGATGGGAACGCGCGTGCTCAACGCTGATGGCGCACCGGTCCCGGGCGTGATGCGCGTGGAGATCCTGCCGATCGAGCCCAATGGAATTGTGGTCGCGCACCTGACGGTCGGTCTGGTTGAGCTTGACATTGACGCGAGCGTTACCGAATCGCGTGCGGTCGAGCATACGCAAAACGTCACCGGGCCTCAGTGATGCCGCCGCGTCCGCTTCGGCCCTGCAAGCATCGTGGTTGCCGCGCGCTAGTGCCTGGTGGGATGTCGTACTGTGAGGAGCACGCTGGCGAGGATGTCGGCTGGAAGCCCGACTCCGTTCGCGGCAATCGGCACGCGCGCGGGTACGGCAGCCGGTGGGAAAAGCTGCGCGAGATGGTGCTGCTTCGCGACGGTGGCATCTGCCGCTGTGCGGAGTGTCGGCAGCTCGGGCGCGTCCGGTTGGCGACCGAGGTTGACCACGTGATCCCGAAGGCGCAGGACGGCACAGACGACCCCGAAAACCTCAGTGCGATCAACCATGACTGCCACAAGGCCAAGACCGCGAGAGAGCGCCGCCAAGGCGCTGCGCCGCGTCGGCGCGAGACGGGGTCGTGAGTGGGTTAGTCGTCGCGCGCGGTCGTCCGGTGGGGCGCGCAACGGCGCGCGTCGGGCTGCGGCTAGGGGGTAGGGGGTGTCCAATCCCTGCGGGCGATTGACCGAGGGACCGACCGGTTCGTCAAGTTTTCACGCCCGCGAAAAATGAAATTTAAAGGTGGAGCGAACTATGCCCGGAGTCGCGGGCCGCTCCGGACGTCGCGCGAAGCCCGTTGCAAAGAAGGAGGCCGCCGGCAATCCGGGTAAGCGGCAACTAAATACGCAGGAGCCAGATTTCGGCCTGGTCACCAACGTTGAGCCGCCGGAGTGGCTCGATGGCGAGGCAGTCGATATGTGGGAGCGCGTTGCGCCGCTCCTGTGCAAGCAAAAGATCCTTCAGTTCACGGATCTCCACAATCTCGAAATCTTTTGCGCCGCCTACGGCAACTGGAGGCGGGCGCAAGACGAGCTCGTGCGGAATGGACCGGTAGTGTCTGGCTCGCAGGGTGGTCCGGTGAAAAACCCGGCCGCCACCGTCGTCAAAGAGGCCGCCGGCCAGATGGCGACGTTCGGCGCCATGCTCGGACTCGATCCGTCGAGCCGTCAGCGATTGATCGGGCCGAAAAAGAAGGGCGAGGGCAACCCGTTCGCCGCACTGCTGGGCTAGAACATGCCGAAAGAATCCTTTCCGCTGGTCGCGAAGGCGAACCAGTTTGCGCGCGACGTCGTGCGCGGAAAGTTTCCGGCATGTCGATGGGTGAAGCTGGCGTGCCAGCGGCACCTTGACGACCTCGCCGCGAGCAAGGGTGCGGGCTTCAAGTACAAGTTCGACGCCGCAAAGGCCGAAAAGAAGCTGCGCCTCATCCAGTTGATGCCGCACACGAAGGGCGAATGGGCGTACAAGCGCCAACTCGTCACACTGGAGCCGTGGCAGGTCTTCGGGCTGGCGTGCACCTTCGGCTGGGTGCACAAAAAGACGGGTTTCAGGCGCTTCCGTGAGTCGTATTGGGAGGTGCCGCGCAAGAACGGCAAGAGCGTGATCGCTGCGGGCGTCGGTATCGCGATGTTCACTGCTGACGATGAGTTCGGCGCCGAGGTGTATTGCGGCGCGACGACCGAGCGGCAGGCGTGGGAGGTCTTTCGGCCCGCGCGCCTGATGGTCAAGCGCTCTCCGATGCTGGTCGAGCACCTCGGCATTGAGGTCAACGCCCAGAACCTGAGCCGCCCGGAAGATGGCAGCCGCTTCGAGCCGATCATCGGCAACCCTGGCGATGGTGCGTCGCCTTCGTGCGCGATCGAGGACGAGTATCACGAGCACGACTCGAATGCGCAGTACGAAACCATGCTGACCGGCATGGGCGCGCGGCGCCAGCCGCTAATGTTCATCATCACGACAGCCGGCGCGAACATCGAAGGGCCGTGCTACGACAAGCGGCGCCAGGTCATCGAGATGCTCGAAGGCACCGTGCCTGACGACGAGCTTTTCGGCTGGATCTGGACCATCGACGAGGGCGATGAGTGGACCGATCCGCGTGTGCTGGCCAAGGCCAACCCGAACATGGGGATCTCGGTCTACCAGGAGTATCTGGAGAGCCAGCAGCAGCGCGCGATCAAGTCCGCGCGCTTCACCAACACGTTCAAAACGAAGCATTTGAACGTGTGGACGTCGGCGAAAACGGGCTACTTCAATCTTGAAGACTGGAGGGCGTGCGAAGACTCGACGCTGTCGCTCGATCAGTTCGAAGGCCAGTCGTGCGTGCTGTCGCTCGATCTCGCGCGCAAGCTTGACCTGAACAGCATGGGCCGCCTTTTCTGGCGCGACATCGACGGCAAGCGCCACTATTTCAGCGTCGCGCCGCGTTTCTGGGTGCCCGAAGACACGGTAAAGAACACCGAAAACCGGCGGATGGCCGAGCGCTATCAAAAGTGGGTGAATCAGGGGTTCCTGAGCGAGACGGACGGCGCTGAGATCGACTATCGGGACATCCTAGAAGAGGCGAAGGAGGCGAACAGGCTGTGCCCGGTTCAGTCGACACCGCTCGACCCGCACGGCGCGACAAACCTCTCGCACCAGCTCGACGACGAAGGGCTGACGCCGGTCACGATCGTGCAGAACTACACGAACATGTCGGACCCGATGAAGGAACTCGAAGCGGCGATCACTTCGGGGCGGTTCCATCACGACGGCAATCCGATCCTGACGTGGTGTATCAGCAACGTCATCGGGAAGAATCTGCCGGGTAACGACGACGTCGTGCGCCCGATCAAGCAGGGCAACGACAACAAGATTGACGGCGCGGTCGCGCTGATCATGGCCATTGGCCGAGCGATGTTGGCGGACTTGGCTGCCGCAGGCTCGATCTACGACCAGGGAGTGGGAATTTGAATATCATCGGTGTTGCATCCTGGGTCGCGGGGCTGTTCGGCTTTGCGCTACTGATTGCCGGAGTCGCTCTCGTGAGCGTGCCGGCGGCCCTGATCGTCGCGGGCGTCCTGCTGCTGTTCTGGGCATACCTGGCTGACCGCGCAGCTGCGCGTATTGCGCCCGGCGCGTCTGCCGAGGTGGGAGAAAAGTGAGCCATGTTCTTTAGCAAGCAACTGCTCTCAAGCCTTGCCGTGACGCAGATGGGGTCGTCTGGCTGGGTTTCATCGCTGCTCGGGAGCGCGCGTTCCGATGCCGGTCAGGTGGTGACCGCGCATTCGGCGCTCGCGCTGACCGTGCTGCAAAACTGCGTCTCGCTGCTCGCGGAGAGCATCGCGCAGTTGCCGATCGAGATCTACGAACGGAAGGGCGATGACCGGGTTCTGGCCACTGATCACCCGCTGTATTCGATCCTGAAGTACGAGCCCAACCCGTGGCAGACGCCATTTGAGTATCAGGAGCAGACGCAAATCGCGACGGGCTTGCGCGGCAACAGCTACAGCTTCATCGATCGCGATGAGGCAGGCGTCGTGCAGGGGCTCTATCCGCTCGATCACGAGGCGGTGACGGTCATGAAGGGTAGCGACCTGAAGCCTGTGTATCGCGTCTATGGCTCGGATCCTATGCCTCAGCGTCTGGTGCATCACGTGCGCTGGATGTCGCTCAATGGCTATACGGGGCTGTCACCGATCATGCTGCATGCCAACGCGATCGGGCACGCGCAAGCGATGCAGCAGTACGCCGGAAAGTCGTTCATGAACGGCACGGCACTCTCCGGTGTGATCGAGCGGCCGGGGACGCCGATCAAGGATCAGGCTAGCATCGACAAGATCCTCGACTCATGGGGTGCAAAATTCGGCGGCGCGGGCAACGCCAAGAAGGTTGCGCTCTTGCAGGAGGGCATGACGTTCAAGCCGCTGTCGATGACGAACGTCGATGCGGCGCTGATCGAGGCGCTGAGGTTGTCGACCATCGACATCGCGCGGATCTACAAGATCCCGGCGCACATGGTGAACGAGCTGGAGCGCGCGACGTTCAGCAACATCGAGCATCAGGAGATCCAGTTCGTCATCTACACGCTGCTGCCGTGGATCAAGCGGCACGAGCAGGCGAAGACGCGCGATCTGCTTCTGCCCTCCGAGCGCACGCAGTACTTCATCGAATACAACGTGGCCGGCCTGCTGCGCGGCGACCAGGCGTCACGCTATGCAGCGTACGCAGTCGGCAGGCAGTGGGGCTGGCTCTCGATCAACGACATTCGACGACTTGAAAACATGTCGCCCGTCAAGGGCGGTGACGTGTATCTGAGCCCGCTCAACATGGTCGACGCATCGAAGCCGATGCCGTTGCCGGTTGGCAAGCCCTCCGAGCCTACCAAGGCAGAAATCGACGACATTCAAAGGATCCTGACTTGAGACCACATCTCCGACTCGCGAGCCTGATTTTCAACCAGCCGCAGCTTGTGACGGACCAAATGATGGACCTCGCAATGCAATGGGCGGCGCAGTCGCTGCACCTGAACATCGTCAACCTGAGCGTGAACGGCGCACAGCCGAAGATCATGGGGGATGACGACCACGGCGGCGGCGCGCAGATGGCCGCGGCGGCCGACCGCCGGCGCGCCGTGGTCGCTGATACCGGCCTCGACATCATCCCGGTGTCGGGCATCCTCGTGTCACGCTCGGCGCACATGAACGCTTGCGAGCCGATGACGAGCTACGAGGGCCTGCGTTCTTCGGTGAACCAGGCCGCCGCAGACCCTGCGGTCGAGCACATCGTTCTCGACATCGACAGCAATGGTGGCAGCGCCACGGGCGCCTTCGAACTCGCCGACGACATCCGCGCCGCGGCGCAGGTGAAGCCGATCACGGCGATCGTGAACTTCTCGGCGTTCTCGGGCGGTTACCTCATCGCAGCGGCGGCATCGAACGTGATCGTCAGCCAGACCTCGGGCGTGGGCTCCGTTGGCGTGATCGCGAAGCACGCCGACGTGTCGAAGCGCGACGAGCAGCAGGGCGTCAAGGTCACGTCCGTGTTCGCGGGCAACCACAAAAACGACCTGACGCCGCACGAGCCCCTCAGCGATCAATCCTTGCAGTTCCTTCAGGGCATGGTCCAGAACAGCTACCAGCAGTTCGTCGACGCGATTGCGAACTTCCGTGGCCTTACCACGCAGGCGGTGAAGGACACGCAGGCGGGCATCTTTTTCGGGAAGCAGGGCGTCGATGCGGGGCTGGCCGACAGCGTCGAGACGCCTCAGGCCGCAATCAACCGGATCGCTGCCGAGGTGCGCGCGGCGCGCGCGGATCGTCAGGCGAGGGCGCCGGCGCGCCGCAGTGTGGCGGCACAGGCCGCAGCGATGAACATGCGCGCCCGCTACTGAGCATCGTATTGATTGACGCAATTCTCACGTGAGCGCGTTCGCGCCTCAGTGGAGCATCGCCGCCTTCGGGCGGCATTTTTTTTGGAGATGAACCTTGAACATCAACGAACTTCGCCGCGAACGCGCAACCATCAACCAGCAGGTGCAGGCCCTCGCTGCAATCGAGGCAGCCGGAACCGCGTTGTCGGCGGAGCAGCACACCGAATTCACGAACCTGACCACGAAGTTCAACGAGGTCACCGGGCAGATCGAGCGCGCGGAGGCCGCTGAGCGTATGGCTGCGGCTGCCGCGGTTCCCGTCGATCCGAAGCCGGCCACGGTTGCCGCTCCCGCCGTCGCGAGCGTGCCCGCGCAACCGAAGTTGCCCGAGGTGAAGGGTGCGCGGGTGTCGCGCATGGTCCGCGCACTGGCCGCCGCCGGCGGCGACGCTCAACTGGCGTCCCAGCTCGCCATCGAGCGCGGCTTCGGTGAGGAAGTGGCGATGTCGCTTAACACCCTCACATCGAGCGCGGGCGGCATTCTGGTTCCGGCGAACCTGTCGAGCGAGGTGATCGAGCTGCTGCGCCCGAAATCGGTCGTGCGCAAGCTCGGCGCGCGCTCGATGCCGATCACGAACGGTAACGTCACGATTCCGCGCCTGAAGGGCGGCGCAGTCGTCGGCTATGTCGGCGCCGACAGCGACATGCCCGCGACGGAACAGCAGTTCGACGACCTGCAACTCACGGCTAAGAAGCTCGCCGCGCTGGTGCCGATCGCGAACGACCTGCTCAAGTACGCCGGTGTGAATCCGAACGTCGACCAGATCGTGATTTCCGACCTCACCGCGGCAATCGGCGCGCGCGAGGACAAGGCTTTCATCCGCGACGACGGCACTGCGAACACGCCGAAGGGCCTGCGCTTCTGGGCGCTGGCAGGCAATCTGATCGCGGCGAGCGATGGCTTGACGATCCAGAAGGTGGACACGGACCTGAACAAGGCGATTCTCGCGCTTGAAGGTGCCGATGCGAACATGACGGAGCCCGGCTGGATCATGGCGCCGCGCGTTTTCCGCTTCCTGTCGAGCATGCGCGACGGCAACGGCAACAAGGTCTATCCGGAACTCGACAACGGCATGCTGAAGGGCTATCCGGTCGGCAAGACCACGCAGGTCCCGATCAACCTCGGCGCCGGTACGAACGAGTCGGAGATCTACTTCACCGACTTCGGCGACGTGTTCATCGGCGAAGAGGAAACGCTCGAAATCGACTACAGCAAGGAGGCCACCTACAAGGACTCTGAAGGCAATGTCGTGAGCGCATTCCAGCGCGACCAGACGCTCATCCGCGTGATCGCGAAGAACGACTTCGGGCCGCGCCACGTCGAATCGATCGCTGTGCTGACTGGCGTCACCTGGGGCGCGTAAGCGCCAGTTTCAACTTCAAGGCCCGCGCTGGTTCAGGCGGGCCGTTTCAGGAGCTACGACATGAAACTGGTCAAGATCGTGCGCCACCATCGGCAGTACACGCCCGGCGACGTCACAGGATTTGCGGACGGGCACGCGCAGAAGCTGATCGATGCGGGCATTGCTGAAGAGCATGTGCCCGAGGCGAAGGATGCGAAGGCATCGAAGAGCGACGCGACGAAGGCCGCGGCCGCGAAGGGGTAAGCAGCATGGGCGCCGTTCTCGTTGATTACCTCGACGACGTCGAGCCGCTCACGTACGAGGATGTCGTCAACCAGGCACGCATCGACGGCGACGACGAAGAGGATTTCATCACCACGATCGTGATTCCTGGTGTGCGCCAGACTGCGGAAACGAAGACGGGAGCCGCGATTCGCAAGGCGCGCTACACCGAGCGCCTCGCGGCGTTCCCCGCGGGGGATTTCCCGCTTTCAGTGGGCCAGGTGACCGAGGTCGAGAGCATCACCTGGCGTTCGGTGACCGGCGTGAACGCGACGCTCGATCCAACGGCGTACGAGGTCATCCCGTCGACGCGCGAGACGCGCATCGCGCCACTCGGGAGTCACTGGCCGAGGGCCACCGCTGTGGTGATCACGTACACGGCCGGCGCCGACCTGAGCAAATTTCCATCGGTGCGGTCGTGGTTACTTCTTGCGGCGGCCTGGGCATGGGATCAGCGTGAACTCTTCCTGCTTGCGCAGACACGGCAGGCCGTCATGGAGATGCCGGGCGGCTACGCAGATGCGCTCCTTGATCCGATAACCGTCCCGCCGAGGTTCTGACGATGCAGGCTGGAAAGCTCAACCGACGCGTCACGATTCTGCGTAAGTCGGGCGCTCGCAGTCCTTCCGGACAGCCTCTCCCGGATAGTTGGACTGAGCTCGGAAAGGCGTGGGCCAGCATCGCCTTCGCATCGGGCCTCCAGACGATCAAGGGTGATGGCGAAGTGTCGCTTGCGCGGGCAAGTATTCGCCTCCGTTACCGCGCTGACGTTCTGGCTGGCATGAGGGTGCAGCATGGCTTGATCACATATCAGATTCACGCGGTGCTGCCCGATGAGCGCGGGCGTGAATATGTAGATCTTGTTTGCGAGGTGATTGCCTAATGAGCATGACGATCTCGTCGGATTTGAGCGCCCTTGACGAATATCTCGACCACCTCGGCGATGGTGTCGATGAAGCGGTTCGGCCGGCGGCGCAGAAGGGCGCGCAGGTGCTGTACGACTACGTTCGTCGGAATGCGCCAGTGTCGGAGCGGGCTCACATGTTTCACGGCACGCATGCGGTGTACGGCCCATATCAGCCGGGGAGTCTGCGCGACTCCATCTACCAGGTGTACTCGAAAGACAACTCGGGCCAGTCGAAGGCGACCTATCACGTCAGCTGGAACCACAAGAAGGTCCCCTACGGCTTTATGGTCGAGTTCGGAACATCGACGAGGGAAGCGCACCCGTTCATTCGTCCGGCTGTAGCACTGCTGCCCGCTGCCTCTGATGCCGTCGAAATGGAGCTGATGAAGCGGGTCGGAGAAATCATATGAGCGTCGAGGCGAAGATCTTCACATTGCTTTCGCCGTTGGTGGATGGCCGGGTGTTCCCCGGCTTTGCGCCGGATGGCACTGAGCGGCCGTATATCACCTGGCAACAGTTCGGCGGCCACGTGATAACGCTGGTCGCAAAAGAGGTTCCCGAAAAGCAGAACGGCTTCTTCCAGGTCAACGTCTGGAGTGGACTGAGCGACGAGGTGGATTCGCTCGCGCTGCAAATCGAAGCGGCATTCATCACGGCAGCGGACTTCTCGGCGAAACCGATGGTCGCTCCGGTATCGCAGAACGAGCCCGACCTCGGCCTCTACGGCAAACGGATGGAATTCACCGTCTGGTCGGACCGGTAGCAGCAAGCAGGACAGCCCGCCGCGCGCGGGCATTATTTCGCCCAATAGGGCACTCACCGATACCCGCCGCGAGCGGGTTTTTTCATTTGAAGGAGCCCGGTATGTACGGATTTCCCGAAGGGAGTCACTTTTATTTCACCGAGGTGTCAGCAGTCGCGAAGGCAGTGAGCGCGATCACGAACGCCAACCCGGCGGTCGCAACGGCTACCGCGCACGGTTTCACCGCGGGTCAGGAGATTCTGTTCGCCTCGGGCTGGGAAGACGCGAGCGACGCCGTTTTCCGCGTCGATGCGCCGGATGCAGACACGTTCTCGCTTCTCGGTCTCGATACGACCGACTTGAACCTGTTCCCCGCAGGCCACGGCGCCGGATCGGCGCAAGTGATCCTGCCCACCGACTGGGTGGAGGTGCCGCAGGTCCTCACCATCGGTTCGTCGGGTGGCGATCCCAAGTTCACCACGGTCGCACCGCTCGCGAAGCGCAACGAACAGAGTGTTCCGACCGGCTTCGGCGCCACGAGTGTCGCATTGACGCTGGCGCACGACGCTGGCGATGCGGATTACCAGAAGATGGTCAGCATCAGCCGTGCGCGCCGCACGGTCGCCTTCAAGCTCACGCTCGCCAATGGCGCGGCGAGCTACGGCTATGGCTATCTGAGCGTCAACGAAATGCCGAAGCTCAGCTCCCAGCAGGTGAATCAGGTCACCGCCACGTTCTCGCTGCTCGGTCGCTCGATCAGCTACGGCGTGCCCACCGCGTAACTGTCTCCTTGGGGCTGGAAACAGCCCTTCCTCGCCGGGGTGCTCCCGGCGGGGCTTTTCTTCTCATACAAAATATCAAGGAATCCATCATGGCAAAGATCACGCTCGGCAATCGTCCGTCCAGCTTCTCGCACACCGTCAAGTTCAAGCTGCTCGACGGCACTCAGGCTGCCGTCAAAGTCGTCTACAAGTACCGCACGCGATCGGAGTTCGGCGCATTTATCGACGAAATCGCCGCGGCATCGAAGCAGGAGCGCGGCGCAGATGCAGATCTGTCGTGGGCAAAGGTCATGGAGCAGACCGGCAGCGCGAATGCGGACTACGTGATGCGGGCAGTGGAGGGCTGGGATCTCGACGAACCGTTCACGCTGGAAAACGTCCAGCAGCTCGCCGACGAGTTGCCGGCGGCGGTCGCCGCCATCATGGATGACTACCGCAACGCCATCACCCAGGGCCGCTTGGGAAACTGAGTGCCGCAGCCCGAGCGCTCTACCGGCCGACAGGAGGGCCGGTCAATGCATTTGACATCGGCTTCCTGATGGGCCCGCAGCAGGTCGAGGTCTGGCCGGAGAACCATCAGGCGGTGATGCTCTTCATCCGGGTTGGAACGCAATGGCGCGCCGGCATGGGCGGTGCGACGGGCCTCGACTACAACGTTGTGCTTTCGTTGATCGATCGGCTCGGGCTGGGTGCGGTCGAGTCCGACGAGTTGTTCGAGGACGTGCGCCATCTTGAGTCAGTGGCGCTCGAAGTGATGCGCGAAAGTCAGTAGTCCGTTCGCGGTATTGATTCAACTGGCCCGCCAAGTGCGGGCCACTTCATTTGGTGTGTGCGATGGCGACTGATGATCGGAAAGTACAGCTTGGCGTGACCGTCGATGCCACCGAAGCGCGCAAGGGCTTCGGTGACGTCAAGGATAGCGCCCGCGACATGGTGCAATCGGTCGCTGAGCAGGGTGCCGCAGCCGGCAGGGCCATTGATTCGATCGGCAGTGGCGCCACTCAATCGGCGCAAAAGGTCGACGCCGGAACGCGCAGCATGATCCAGTCGATCCAGCGCCAGACCGCTGCAACGCTTGCAGGTCTGCAAGCGGGTGAGCAGGCGGCGGTGAAGGGGACGGCAGCTTACTACGACCTCCTGGCGGCGCAACGCGGCCTCGATCCGGCGAAGATCAGTCCGTACACGGACGCCCTGCGCGAAGCGCAAGCGGCGCTCGCGGGAATGAGCGGTTCGCTGAGCGGCGTTGATCCGGCGGCGCAGAAGTTCATGCAGTCGCTCCAGAGCCAGGCGTCGGCGCTGAAGGACCAGGTGGCCACGTTCGGCATGAGCAAGACGGAGTTGCTCGCCTACCAGGCGGCACAGCTTGGCGTCGGCGCATCCGCAACTTCGTTGATCGATCAGATTGGCCGTCAGGAGTCCGCGCTCAAATCTCTTCGCGACTCCACTGCGACTGCGGCAGCATCGGTCAACGCCTTTGGTGAGACCGGAGACGAGGCCTCGGCGCGGATCAAGGATATGGTCGCGCACTCACGCGAAGCGCAGGCGGCCATGAACGCGACGGCGAGCGCATCGGACGCCGCCGCGTCGAGCACCGCGGCATACGGGAGATCGTCGGAGGATGTCCGCGCGACAGTCGCGGCCCAAAATGCCGCGATGTCCGCGACGAGCCGCGAAATGGCTGAAGTCAATCAAGCCATGGAGGCGTTGCGCGCCGGCGCTGCACAGAGCGCTACGTCCTTCGCCGCGCTGATCGAGCAGGAGAACCGCCTGCAACTCGTGATGGCGTCGGGCAAGCTATCGATGGAGGAATACGACGCCCTGCTCGCGGCGCTTTGGAAGGACGAAGATCGCCTTCAGTCGCAGCTGAATTCGGTGACGTCACGGTATGACCCGTTGGGGGCCGCGACGCGAAAGCTCGCGTCCGACGAGGGTCTGCTCAAGGATGCATTCGACCACGGCCGCCTCAGCGCGGAGCAATACGACAAGGCCATTGCCGGGATCGATGTTGATCATGCTGTTGTTGGTCTGAAGGAGCTCGCGCAGCAGGAAGCCCTGGCGGAGCGCTCGTTCAAGTCCGGAGCGACGTCGTATGCGCAGTACAAGTCCGCAATGGCGGACATCGCCGGCAGCCGCGCGATGCTCAACGAAGTCGCCGACGGCGCAACCAGCGGCGCCAAGGCGATGGATAGCCTCGGCCTGCACACGGCGGGCGCGCGCAAGGAACTCGTGGTGCTTGCGCACGAGGTTGTGACGGGTAGCTGGAGCAACCTCGGCGGCTCGCTGATGGTGATGGCTGAGCGGATGGATGTCGTCGAGACCCTGACGAGTCCTCTCGTCCTCGGCTTCACCGCTGCCGCCGTGGCCGCTACAGCGTTCGCAGTGGCAGCAGTCAAGGGCTATGAAGAGTCGGATCGTCTGAGCAAGGCGCTCGCGTCCACGGCGAATTATGCGGGTGTCACGGCGGGCCAGGTCGACGATATGGCTCAGCGCATCGGGTCATCCAACGGGGCAGTCACGGAAGCGGAGAAGGCGCTTACCGCCCTGGTAGCGTCTGGCAAGGTCAGTGGCAGTGCTCTGGAGTCGGTTGGCGCCGCGGCGGTGGCCATGTCGGAAGCGACCGGCGAAAGCGTCGACAAGGTGGTTGCGCAGTTCGTCTCGATGAGTGACGACGTCGCCAAGGGCGCCGAGAAGATGAATGAGCAGTATCACTTCTTGACGCTCGCTCAGTATGACGAAATCAAGGCACTTGAGGAGCATGGCGACAAAGCCGCGGCGATGAAGCTGGCCGCCGATGCACTCACGACCTCGCTTGAGAACCAGAAGCTGCCGCTCGGGGCATTGCCGCAGCTTTTGAAGGAAGCCGAGAAGTCCTGGTCGGACTTCTGGCGCGCGGCCATGAACGCGGGCAAGCCGGAAACGCCTGCTGATGCGGTCAACGCGGCCCGTGCTGCCGTCGAGGACTTCCAGCAGCAGGTCAATGGTCTCAAGTCGGCAGGTGTGACACCCAATGCCGACGTCATGAGCCATCTGGCGAGCCTTCAGCAGGATCTTGCATCCGCTGGACAGGAGGCAGCACAGCATGCGGATTCCGCAGGCATTCAGAGCATGCTCGCCCAGCAGCAGGCTGATGGCATTTCAGCGTCGAAGCATATCGATGACCTGAAGAAGAATCTGCGCTCGCGTGAGCAGATTCGCGACGATGAAATTACGAGCATTCGCAAGTATTACGCCTCGGCGCGCGCTGCGGCGCAGGCAAACCCCGATCAACTTGACCCGGCAAACTACTCGGAAGCCGCTGAGAATGCGACGGTTGCCGCTGCGGTGGCGAAGAGCGCTAAAGGCGGGTCGTCGAATGCTCAGGCAACCGGGAACCGTGACGCGGCCAACCTGCGAGCAGAGATCGCAGCGCAGGAGCAGCAACTCGCGTTGATGGACCAATACAGCGGCGCGCAAGGCAAGATCAGCGACGGCGACAAGAAGGTTTTGCAGATCGAGCAGCAGCTCGGCCTCGCGCAAACGGATCGCATCGGCAAGGTGTCGGATGCGCAGTTGAAGGAATTGCTCGGCTACGCGCAGACACTCGCGGCGGTTGAAAAGCAGATACAGGCAAAGAAGGATCAGGCGGCGGCCCAGAAGGCCTACAACGAGCAGATCGACAAATGGAGTGCGTCGGCTCAAAGCGAGCAGGACGCGCTGGCGCAGGACCTTGCGTTGTATGGCACGGAGGGTGAAGCGCGCAAGCTGATGGGCACGCAACTACAATATGAGGCGCAGGCGCGTGAGACGATCAACAAAGCGCAGCGAGACGGTCACCCGCTATCCGAACAGGAGCAGCGGGATCTTCTCGTAAGAGCTGACGCGCTCGCGAAGGTCGTTGGCGGCTATCAGGCGCAGCGCGATGCACTCGCAGCAGCGACGCAGTTGCAGAAGCAAAATGAGCAATTCGCGGCGAACAGCATCGCCGATGAGCGGCAGCGCAATGACGCACTTGTGGCGCTTGATGCAAAGAAGTGGCAGGACCTGATCGACAACGCTGGGGACGGCACAGAGGCGCAAAAGCGCCTCATCGAGCAGTACAACCAGTGGCTTGTGAATCAATATAACAAGCCGCTGATTGACCAGTGGAAGCACGCGATCGATCAGTTCGGTAATGACTTCCATGACGGCTTCCTGCTGATGCTCACGAACGGCAAGAACTCGTGGAGTAGCTTCACATCGTCATTGAAGAATACGTTCGAATCCACGGTCGTTGATGCGCTCTACACCGAGTTCGCGAAGCCCTTCGTCGTCAAGGTGGTCGCGCAGATTGCTGGGCTCGTCAGCGGGCAGGGCGTGCAGAGTGCCTTGCTGGGTACGACAGGCGGCAGTCTCACTGACTTGTCCGGGCTGATTTCCAGTGGGAGTTCGTTGGCGAGCCTGCTCAATCTGGGCGGAACCAGCTCAATGGTCTCCGGGGCGAGTTCGTCCATACTCGGTTCTCTCGGTGGCGTTTCGGGATTGTCGACCGATGTGGCCGGCAACGTTGCCTCGGCGTCGAACTTGTATTCGGCGTATGGTGATGGTTCGCTGATTGGCTCGAATAGCTATGGCTTTTCGGCTTCGGGCGGCGGAGGATTCAATCTCGGTGGCCTCGGCAATATGAACGATCTGGGGGGCATGCTCGGAGCGGCCGGCACGGGCTACATGGTTGGGAGCATGTTCGGTGGCACGGGATCGAAGATCGGTGGCACGCTCGGCGGTCTCGCGGGCTCGTACGTTGGGGGGCCAGTTGGCGCAGTCATCGGCTCAGCGCTTGGTGGCCTGGTCGGATCGCTTTTCGGTGGCGGCGAGACGCGCAATGGCGCCACGTACACGACCGATGGCACGGCCGCTACCAAGGTTGGTACTGGCCCGTCTGGTGGTGATCCAGCGAGTGAGCAGGTAACGTCTCAGATCAACTCGACGTTCCAGACCATTCAGTCGATGGCTACGTCCCTGGGCGGCAGCATTGCCGACCTTGGTACGTATCATGCAGGCTACGAAGTGAGTCCGAAGAAGGGCAATTCGTTCGTGACGGCAGGCTTTACGACCGATCCGAACGAGTGGGATCCGGGTCGCGTTGACCTGGGTGGCGTGAAGGACTCGACCACGGTCCTGAACGACTTGAGCCTGCAACTCCAGCGTTCGGTCATCAAGAGCTTGCAGGATGCGAATCTCGACAAGCCCTATGCGGATTACCTGAAACAGTTCGACGCATCGACGCTGAGTTCGGACCAGGTGACGCAGATCGAAAGCGTCCTCAACGAGCTGAAATCGCTGTTCACTGCGATCCAGACGATGGGCTCGGACTTTGACAACCTGAAGAGCGCGTCGACCGATGCGCAGCTTGCGGTTGTCAATCTCTCCGGGGGAATCGACCAGTTCAACACGAACGCGTCGTACTTCGAACAAAACTTTGTACCGGCGGCCGAGCAGACGGCGAACCAGGCGAAAGCCGTCAAGGATCAGCTTGCCGCGCTGGGCGAATCCAGCGTCACGACGAACGAGCAGTTCCGGCAAGCCGTCGAAGGCATCGATCTTTCGACGGCTGCCGGGCAACAGCTCTACGCGCAGATGCTTGCGCTGGCGCCAGCATTCAACACGATGACGCAGGCGGCAGCAGCCGCGCAACAGGCCGCACAGGAGGCAGCGGACCAACAGCAGTCGCTGTGGAACAACTACTACAGCGCGATCTACACCTCCGACCAGCAGGCCGCTGTGGCGCAGGGGCAGTTGAAGGCGCAGTTCGATGCGCTCGGCGTGGCCATGCCGAAGACGAACGCTGAATTTCAGGCGCTCGTCGAGAACATGGACACCTCATCGCAGCCGATGAAAGACCTTCAGAATGCGCTGCTCGCGCTCGCACCGACTTTCGGCCAGGTAGCATCGGCCGCCGAGCAATCGATGGCAGCCATGCAGGCGGCGATCGGTCAGGCGCAGAAGACTGCGATCTCGGCGCTCTCGTCGAGCGCGCAGTCGCTGTACACCGACAAGTCGAATGCATCGTCGCTGCTCGATTCCATCAACTCGTCGCTCACGGGCAACGACGCGGATACGTCGGCTCAAATCAGCTCGCTCTGGTCGGAGATGACGGGCGGTGGTGTGTCGCTCACGCAGCAGATCGACCTGGCCACGCAGCTCAATGACCTCATCACGAAGCGCTACCAGACCGAAACTCAGTCTGTCTCGGCGCTGACGGATCAGGTCAAGCAGATCCGCGATTATGTGCAAAGCCTGAAGGCGGGAGACCTGTCGACGGAAACGCCGAGCGAGAAGCTCGCGGACGCGGCACAGTTGTATGCCGATACGCTGGCTAAGGCGCAAGGCGGGGATCAGACGGCGATCGGCAACTTGTCGACGACGGCCGACAGCTACCTGAAGCTGGCGCAGACGTACTACGCTAGCTCCGACACCTACACGCAGATCTTCGCGTCGGTGACCTCGCAGTTGAGCGCATTCGGCGACTCACTCAATTCGCAGAGCCAGTCAAGCGACCAGCTTTCCCAGCAGTCGCTTGACCAGCTCACGCAACTGCGTGACATCGTGTCGGGTCAGGTGTCGAGTGCGAGCTCGCAGTATCAGGGCGTGATGGGGCAGCTTGCGCAGCAGCTCAGTACGCTCGATGCGATCGAGCAGGCGGCAGGTATCCAATCGGAAGTACCCTCGATCCTGCAAGGCCTGCCGAGCGAGATCGCGGCGCAGTTGGCTTCGATCATCGGCACGGGTACGGCGACGGGCGGCGACCAGATCACGAGCCTGTATCAAAGCATGCTCGGTCGCACGCCGACCGCGAATGAGGTGAGCTACTGGACGGACTCGTTTGCGAATGGCAGCAAGACGCTCTCGGACTTCAAGTACAGCGCCGACCAGGAGTTGATTGGAGATGCGTATCAGCAGATTCTCGGGCGTGCGGCTGACGCGGGCGGTTTGCAGTTCTATACCGACCAGCTCTACAACGGCAAGGAGACGCTGGACCAGATCAAGGGCGACCTCAAGAACGCCAAGCTGACGGGTGCCTATGCTGTTGGTGGGCTTGCGCCAGCAGGCCTCGCGCTCGTGGGGGAGAACGGGCCGGAGATTGTCGACTTCAAGTCGCCGGGTCGCGTGTACACGAACGACCAGCTAAGCACGGCACTGAAGCCGATCGACTACAGCAAGTACGGTACGAGCGACAACGCTGCGCTGATTACTGAGGTGAAGGCGTTGAACTCGCGCATTGGCCAACTTGAGAGTGCGCTGGTGCAGGCGACACAGCAAAACGCCGCAGTGGTTGCGGCAGCGACGACGCAAAGCGCACAGACGATCGTGGCGGGCTCGCAAGATGCAACTGATCTTGCGGTTCGAACGCAGAGCGCCAGGCCGCCCAAGCGGTAATTAGGCAATCCCATATGGGGCACCTTCGGGTGCCCCTTTTCATTTCAGAGCCTATGACCGATCAGGACTTCATTGCGTGGCTGCAAGACCCCGAGGCCGCGCGCTGCATGCTGGTCGAAGCGCAGGTTCAGACGGGCGGCGTAGAGACGACGCGCTACCTGTCGAACCTTGGCTACACGACCGGCCCGGCAGACACGCCCGCGAACACGGCGTACCTGCCGGTCATCAACAGTGGCGTCAAGTTTTCGGAATCGATCGACCTGAGCGGCTCGGCGTCGATCTCGTTCGGCGACTTCGAGGTCGCCAACGACGACGGCTCGCGCGACGCGTGGCTCGACGACGTCTGGGTCAACCGGCGCATTCGCGTTTTCTTCGGCGACGTGCGATGGCCCCGCGCGCAGTTTCGGCCGATCCTCGACGGCGTGATTCGGGACATCAATACCACGAAGCGCGAGAGCCTCGTGCTCCAACTCACCGACAAGCTTCAGCGCCTCAACACGTCGGTGACCGACACCACGCTCAACGACGGCACGCAGAATGCCGATCGCCTGCTTCCCGTGTTGTTCGGCGAGGCCTTCAACGTGGAGCCGCTCTCGACGAACACCGCGACGCTGGAATACCAGGTCCATCAAGGGGCGATTGAAGGCGTGATCGAGGTGCGCGACAACGGCGCGCCGGTATCCATCAAGCCGAGCCTCGCTGCGGGAAAGTTCACGCTCACTCAGTCGCCCGTTGGCCAGATCACGGTGAGCGCGCAGGGCGACAACACCGGCGGCTACGCGAACACCGTGGCGCCGATCATCCAGCGCTTGGCGACGAGCTACGGCACGCCCTCACAGCGCTACACCGCAGCCGACATCGACACCGCGAACTTCGCGGCGTTCAACGCGGCGCACACGCAGGCAGTCGGTGTGTACCTGTCCGACAAAACGAACGTGCTGGACTGCTGCCAGGGCCTCGCGGCGTCCGTGGGTGCGTCGCTGATCGTGACGACGGCGGGCTTGCTGCGGCTCGTCGAACTCGATCTGCCGGCGACTGGTACGCCGTGGTCGGTGACCGCCTCGGACATGGAACTGCGCAGCCTCGCAATCACGGAGCGCTCGACGGTGCAGGCGGCTGTGAAACTCGGCTTCTGCCACAACTACACCGTCCAGAACCAGCTTCAGACGGGCATACCGCAGTCCAGCAAGGACCTGTTTGCGCAGGAGTGGGTGACGGTCACGGCGAGCGACGACGCGGTGGCGTCGAATTACAGCCTCACGACTGAGCCGGATGAGGTCGACACGAACCTGCTGGTGAAAGCCGAAGCGCAGGCCGAGGCGCAGCGCCGTCTGGGCCTCTGGAAGGTGCCGCGGCACGTCTACCAGTTCACGGCCTACGCGTGGCTGATGCTGGTCGAGCTCGGCGACGCGATGACGATCACGCACGAGCGCTTCGGACTCGCGGCGGGGAAAACCGGCCTCGTCGTTTCGATCGGCCGCGACTGGCTATCGGGCCGCATCACGATTGGAGTGCTGATCTAATGGCAACGGTCGTCAACTATTGCGACATCCTGCTGGAGGCGACGAATCCGCGCCTCCTGCCGGTGAGCCTGCCGCCGAATGTGACGGTGCCGGCGGACAGCGTGACCGGCTTGGGTGACCTCGCCACGCAGGATACGGTCGATGTCTCGGACTTCGCGAAGACCATCGAGCCTGTCGGTCTCGCGCAGACGCTGCCCTCGCCAACGGGATACACCGGCCCGAAGGTGGTGTTCCAGATCTCGGACGGAAAGCTCTACCGATACAACGGCACGGCGTGGACCGCAGTGGTCAATACGGGCGATCTCGTCGGCACGATCACGAGCACGCAGATCGGTACGGGCGCGGTGACGACGCCCGCGCTCGCGGCGAACTCTGTGACGGCGGCGGCCGTCGCGGCGAATGCGATCGTCGCTGGGTCCATCGCAGCGAACGCGGTCACGTTCGGCACGGTCGCGGCAGGCGCGATCTCGGCGTCGCAGGTGGTCGCGGGATCGCTGACGGCCGACCGGCTCGACACACGCAACCTCACCGTCAAGGATGCGAGCGGCAACATCATCCTCGGCGCGGGCACGAAGCTGACGACGGCGAATATGTCGGGGCTCGGCTCTCTGGCCACGCAGAGCAGCGTGACGACGTCGCAGGTGACGGGTCTCGGTGCGCTCGCGACGCTGAGCGCGGTGAACCTTGCAACTCAGGTGACGGGGCAACTGGCGAATAGCAGTGTGAGCGGCCTCGGTGCGCTGGCGCTGCTCAACACCGTGAACCTGAACACGCAGGTGAGCGGCGCACTGAACGGCCAGACGCAGGTGACGAACCTCGGGACCCTGGCCTATGCCAGCTCTCTCGCGGCGAACCAGATCGGCGCCGGCACGCTCGCGGCGGGCGTCATCTATTCCGGCGCGATCAACGCGAACCAGGTCAACGCGGGCACGCTGAACGGCGTGACGATGAATGTCGGCACTGGCCACTCGTCGAGCGGCTACGCGCTGGAGATCAACAGCGCCGGTGTCATTCAGGTCGACAACATGCTCGTTGGCATCGCCAACTTCAGCAACCAGTACTACACGTCGAATACGCCGGTAGTGACCACGAGCTATGGCGACCTCACGGCGCTCACCGCGACGGCACGGCAGTCGAGCTACAACTGCCACGCGATTCGAGGGCAGAACATCGCCGTGACGGCATCGGGCCTCGTGGGCACGGCGAGCGGGTACGCCTTCTATGCGGAGTCGGGCACGCACGGCCCGTTCACTGGCTCGCACGATGCGCTGTATCCGAATGGAGTCGAGATGACGACAGGCGACATCGTGATCGACGTCGAGTGCCGCGGGCGCGGCGGACTGTCGAACACCATCTTTGAGGTGGCGACGTCGTCGAAGCCGACGCAGAAGGGCGCCATCGGCGTGATTGCCTCGGTCGGTGGCGCGCTGTCGCGCGCGCAGCCGGCCGCGCTCATCGACCACACCGAAGAGGATGGGACAAACGTCATGAGCGCCGAATACGAGGCGATCAAGGATTCGTATTCCGTGCTCACGATGAACGCGCTTGGCGAAGGGCAACTGAATGTCTGCGGCGAGGGCGGCGACATCGAGGCAGGCGACCTGATCGTCACCTCGTCGACGCCCGGCAAGGGCATGCGCCAGTCCGACGACGTCGTGCGCGGCTACACGGTCGCGCGGGCGCGCGAAGCCATTTCATTTGCGAGTGCTGCCGAGGTCGGGCAGGTCGCGTGCGTTTATCTCTGCGGCTAGAGCAGCCGCGTCACACCGTTTCGAGCCCGCCGTGCGCGGGCATTTTTATTTCAGGAGCCCTCATGGCAACCGAAGTTCGCAAGTCCACCGCACTCAGCCTGTCGATCAACTTCCCGAACGACGTCATGCCGCAGCCGTTTCGCCGTCCGGTGCTCACCACGTATGAGCAGGTGCTGGTCGATGGCCAGCAGGCAGAGCAGCCCCAGCACATGCAGCGCCCGATTCTGCAAGCTGACGTGACCGACGAGATGCTCGCCGCGCTGAATGCGCAGCTCGCGCTGGTGGGTCTCAGCGTTGCGCGCCTGGAGGCGGCGAATGCCTAATCTGCGCGTCGTCTACGACAACGCAGCGGACCGCGCGACGCTCGGCGCGAGCAGCACGGCGGGCGCGCTGCCCGTTACCAACCTGTGCACGCAGTTGAAGTCGCAGGTGTGGCGCGCGACGGGCACGAGCGCCACGCTCACGGCGACGTGGCCGACGCCCGAGCTGGTCGCGTGCGTCGTGCTGCCGTTCTGCAACCTCACGAGCGGGGCGACGATGCGCGTGCGCGGCTACACGATCGCCGGTGATGCCGTGCCCGCATTCGATACCGGCGTGCAGCCTGCGTGCCCGTATGCGCCCCTGGGGCTGTTCGGTTGGGGCACGCAGTCGCTCGGCTGCAATGCCTTCGCGTTCGGCGGCGGGACGTACGCCGTCGCGTGGTTCGCGCATGCGGCCGTCGAGCAGATCGTGATCGACCTCGCGGACCCCGGCAATGCTGCGGGCTACATCGAGGCCTCGCGCCTCGTGGCAGGCGCGTATTGGTCGCCGACGACCAACGCGGCCTGGAACCCGAAGCTCGCGGTCGAGGACTCGACGACCAACACGCGCAACGACGCGGGCGACCTGATCACGGATCGCGGCACGAAGTATCGAACGCTCGCGGTGAGTCTCTCGTGGATGCCGCCGGTGGATCGCGACCAGTTCATGTCGATCCTGCGCGGCAGCGGCTTCGCGCGCCCGATCTTCGTGAGCCTTTTTCCCGAGTCTGCCGACCCGTTGCAGGAGCAGCAGTACCAGATCTGGGGAAAGCTCTCCGATCTGGGCTCGCTGGGGCATGACTTCGTGGCGAATTACACCGGCTCGATTTCGATTCAGGAGGCCTGATGGGCGACATGTTTTATCCGGGGCAGCCGGACTACATCGACAAGCTCAATTTGCTGGCGAAGAACGGCGGCGGCGCGGGCGCTGCGCTGTCCATCGGCACCGTCGAAGAGGGCGATACGGCGGCGGCATCGATTACGGGCGATGTGCCGAACCAGAAGCTCAACCTCACGTTGCCGAAGGGCGACAAAGGTGACGTGGGCGCCAAGGGCGATACAGGCGACGCGGGCCCGAAGGGTGACACCGGAGATGCGGGGCCGAAGGGCGACAAGGGCGATGCGGGTGCGCAGGGCCCGGCGGGCGTGACGCCGCGCGGCGCTTGGTCGGGCGACGCCGCCTATGCGGTGAACGATCTCGCAACCTACGCAGGCTCGGCGTGGCGCCGCATCGACGCTGGCACGACGCCCACGACGCCGGATGCCGACACGGCCAACCGGGAGATCTTCGTTCACGCGGGCGCGGATGGTAGCGGCGGCGGCGGCACGGGCACCGTGAGCGTGACGGCGCCCCTGACGTCGACGGGCGGCTCGAATCCCACGCTGGGTATCAACGCGGCCACCGAGAGCGCATCTGGCTCGATGTCGGCTGCGGACAAGACGAAGCTCGACGGCGTCGCGGCCAGTGCGGCGGCGGTAGGCAATGTGGTCGGCGCGGCGCTGGGCGGTGCATCGGCCGGCACGGCGGCGACCGCAGCGCGATCGGATCACGTGCACCCGTTGCCGACTGCGGCAAACGTCGGCGCAGTCGCGGCGAGCGCAGTCGGCGCGGCAAACGGTGTCGCGCCGCTCGACTCGACCGGAAAGGTGGCGGCTGCCTATCTGCCGAGCTACGTGGACGACGTACTCGAGTATGCGAATCTCGCGGCGTTTCCGGCCACGGGCGAAACCGGCAAGATCTACGTCGCGGACGACAGCGGCAAAATCTATCGCTGGAGCGGTTCGGCGTACATCGAGATCAGCGCGTCACCCGGTAGCACGGACGCCGTTCCCGAGGGCGCGACGAATCAGTACTTCACGCCGTCGCGCGTGCTCGCGACCGTGCTCACGGGCCTGTCGACGGCGACGAACGCGGTCATCACTGCTGCGGATACGGTGCTCAGCGCGCTCGGCAAGCTCCAGAGTCAGATCAGCGATTTCATTGCACAGAAGGGCACCGCGAATGGCCTTGCAACGCTCGGCGCCGATGGACTGGTCCCGACAAGTCAACTTCCCGCGTCGTCGGGCGGGCTCGCGGATTTCACCGACACGCTATCGACGGCCGCGCCGAACGATACCGTCCCTGTTGCGGCGCTCTCGGCAAGTAACGCCGCGGTCAACGTGGACGTGGCATATGTCCCGAAAGGAACGGGCTCCTTTGCCCTCGCAATTGCAGACGGCACTACGACGGGCGGAAACAAGCGAGGGCAGCGCGCGATTGATCTACAGGCGTATCGCACCGACCCGGCTCAGGTTGCATCGGGCGTTCGTTCAATTGCGGCTGGGTCATTTAATGTCGTAAGTGGGAGCGCGGGTGCGGCGATCGGGAGTAGCAATACGGTCTCGGGATCCTTGGCTGTTGCAGTCGGAAGTAGCAATACTGCCTCGGGCGGCGAGGCTATTGCTATCGGAGCAGGCTGTGTTTCCTCCGGCTACGCATCCGTCGCGGCGGGGCAATCTGCTACCACGAATATGATCGCCGGGCAGGTTGCATTCGGACATCAGAGCATCGGCGTCGGAAATACGCAGTTCACCTTTACGGGGTTGCAGTCTTCGACCACATCCGCATTGACGCTCACTGCCACGGCGGAAAACGGCAGTGCCGCCGCGACCAATCAGCTTGTCCTGCGCAACAATTCTGCGGTGTATGTCTCGCTCACGGCCGTTGCTCGCAACGCTAGCGGCACGGTCGCGAAGGCGTGGAAGGGCGATGCGCTCGTTACGCGCGGCGCGAGTGCGAGCACAGTCGCGATTGTCGGTTCAGCTATCAGCAGTCCATATGCGTCCTCTGCTGCATCAGCGTGGACGCTCGCACTGGTGGCGGACACCACAAATGGCGCGTTGCAGGTCAACGTGACCGGAGTGGCCGCGACAAATATCCACTGGCAAGTCGAACTCCAGGCGAATGAGGTGATGTGATGGCGAATCCGCAACCGCCCTATATCTACGCGACGCAGGCCGAGGCAGAGGCGGCCTCCAATGCCCTGTATCTGGCACAAAACCCTGCTGGCACGACCGAGCTGCTGTACGGATGGGTCATCAACGCGGCGGGCCAGTATCAGCTGGCAGTTCCTGACTCGAATGTCGTGGCGACTCCCGCCGCGCCGGTGACTGCGCCGACTGTCTCCGACTACACGATTGCCGTGCAGGCGCTGCTCGACAGCAAGGCAAGCGAGCGCAATTACGACGGCATCCTGTCGGCATGCACGTATGCGACCAGCGCAAACGCGAAGTTCGCCGCCGAAGGACAAGCGTGCATCGTGTGGCGAGACGCCTGCTGGTCGTACTGCTATCAGGCACTCGCTGATGTTCAGGCGGGCAAGCGCGCCGCGCCGACGATTCCCGATCTGCTTGCGGAGTTGCCCGCGCTCGTGTGGCCGGACTAGATCTAGTCCCGAAAAACCTCACCAATACGTTTCGCAATATGGCTGCCTTCGGGCGGCCTTTTTTATTTCCGGGGACCTGATGAATCGAAGCGACCTTGCCGCGAGCGTTGTGAAGGCAGCGCCGGCCGTGGGCGGCAACTTCTGGCTCTGGCTTCTGAGTCACGACATCAACTGGTGGGTGGCGCTCCTGACGGCCGGATACATCCTGCTTCAGGCGTTTTACCTCATCAAGAACGGTGGCCGTAAGGGGGCGGGCGAATGAATCTGACATTGCTATACGCCGAGCTGCGCCGCGACGAGGCCGTGCGGCGCTGGCCATACAAGGACACGTCCACGCCGCCGAAGAACACCGTGGGCGTGGGGCACAACCTCGACGCCTCGCCGCTGCCGTCCGGTTGGACCTATCCGCTATCCGACGCGCAGATCACGCAGTTGCTGACGGCCGATGTCGGCGACACGTTTCACCAGCTCGACGCCTATCTGTCGTGGTGGCGGGCGCTGAGCGAGGTGCGCCAGCGCGTGCTCGCGAACATGTGCTTCAACATGGGCATCACCAAGCTGCTCGGCTTCAAGAGGGCGCTCGCCGCGATGCAGGCGCACGACTGGGGCACAAGCGCCGCGGAGATGAAGGACTCGGCGTGGTACGGGCAGGTGAAGAGTCGGGCCGTGCGCCTATGCAGCGCGATGCTCACCGACGTCATGCCGACCGCCTAGCCGATCGAACGACCATCAAAGAGCCGCCTCGTGCGGCTTTTTCTTTGCCGCCGCGCGCGGCACTCACCTGGAGGATTGCATGTCCATTCGCCTGAAAATCATCGTTGCCGCGCTCGCGGCGGTCTTCGTGCTGCTGCTCATGGTCTTGTGGGCGGTATTCGTCTACAACGGTCGCACTGCGATCGACCCGTTCATCAACCAGATTGGCGCGCTGATTACGATTGCAGTCGGCCTCATCGCGGCGTTCTTCGGGCACCAGTCGGCGGCCGGAGGCTCCACCGTGCTTCCCGCGCAGTTCGCCACGATCGAGGCTTCGCAGCCCCTCACGGCGCCGCTACCGCGCACGCTCGTTGATCCATCTGCTGATCCGGCGGTTGCCGCAGCGCCCGCGCCGTCACCTGTGCCGCAACCGGCGGCCGGTGCATCGACGCTTCAGTAATGCGCGCGCTCGCGGTTGCATTCGCCGCGGCGTTGGGCGGCTGCACTCACGTGCAGGTCCTGCCGCTCATCAATCCCGACACGCACGACATTTCCTGCTGCGTGGCCTATGCCGAAATCCCGCCGTCGACGCGCATGAGCGTCACGGTCAAGAAAGGCAGCACCGGAACCTCCGTCAAGCTCGGCGCCCGCTGGCGCTTCTGATTTTTCTCCCGCCGCACTCGCGGCACATCTCAAGAGGGTAATCACCATGAAACGTATGCTGCTCATCGCGGTAGGTCTTGTCGCGTCCATCGCTTTCGCAGGCTGCACCTCGCAGGTCCAGCAGACCATCGAATCGCTCGCGAGCAATGCGCAAGGCAAAGTGCTGAAGGCCTGCGGTCTCATTCAGCCCGCGCTGCTCGATCTCAGCGCGCTCGTGCCGGCCGATCCGAACCTGAAGAAGCTGGCCGACGACAACGGCAAGTTGTGCACGGCCGTCGCACAGCTCGACGCCACCAACGCCAAGAGCCTGGTCGATACGGTCATTCCGCAGGCGATCGGCCTCGTCTCGTTGCTGCCGCTCGACGCGGCCACCGCAACCGCGATCAAGCTTGCGCTCGGTGCGGCGTCCATTGCGCTCTCGAACTGGCTCGACGTGTACGGCGCGCCGGTCCAGACGGCAGCGCCGGCCGCCGCGTCCGGTGCGTCGGAGGGCTCCGCGCCGCTTGCCGCGTCGAGCGCGTCGTGAATCGCGCGGCGATCCTCGCCGCGGCGCGCCGGGCGAATGCTGCCTACGTCATGAACCCGGCGCAGTCGAAAACGGCATTCGAGGCGCTCGGGTGCACGTGGCTAGGGCAGTTCAGGGACGGCGACAGCCAGGCGGTGCTGTCGCGCGACGCGGGTGGCGTCTATCTCTCGATCAGCGGGACGCGCTTCAGCGCGCTCCAGATCGGCGATCTGCTCGACGACATCGACTTGTGGCCGGTGGACGTGGGCGGCGGCGCGCAGGTGACGCGCGGCGCGTACGAGGCATGCGACGAGATCTGGGCGTGGGCGAAAGCGCTCGTGCCGCGCGGCACCGTGTTCAACGTCGAGGGGCACTCGCTCGGAGGCTGGCGCACGACGTACACGCCGCTGTTCCTGCCGGCGGCGCAGGTCGGCGCGCTGCACGCCTTCGAGCCGCCGAAGGGGGCGAACCTGGCGTACTACCAGCGCTTCGCTGCGGAGCTGGCGCGCCTTGTGATCGTTGCGAACGGGAAGGATGCGTGGTTCGGGTATCCGCGCCTCGATCCACGCTGGATTCACCGGCCAGGCGAGATGCTCCATTTGCTCGATCAGGATGCTCGCGTCATCGACACGGCGGCGTGGCCGGGCGGCCTCGACCTGGACGACCACAGCATGGAGCTCGTGGAGAAAAGGTTGACGGCTTGGGTCGCGGCGTCGAGCAAGCCACTGGTCGCGTAAAACGAGGTCGCCGCATCGCGGGAGCCGCGGCGACCCGTCAAACGCTATTCCCCTGAAAAGGGGAAGCCCCATGGTTGCGGAGTGTCAGTGCAACCGATCTACAAAATAGCAGGCGATACGCGCATCGTCCATGTTTCGAAACCTGTCGAAGCGTTGTATCCAAAAAAGAGCCCGCCGCTCATGGAGAGCGGCGGGCATATACAACCAAGGGCGGTTGCGAACGCCCTTGGAGGGCTGGGTTGCGGCAGATATGCGACCCAGCGCAAAAAATAGCAGGCTCATCCGAGCATGTCCAGCGGGGTATTTATCGGTTTCGCGCACGTGGTGGGCACCATCACCGAGCCGCGCACGCAAGTCGCGATTGCGGTATCCGCGCCTCGACCCGCGCTGGATTTATCGGCCCAGCGAGATGCAGCATTTGCTGGAGCAGGACTCTCGCCTCATCGACACGGCGGCGTGTCCGGGCGGCCTCGACCTTGACGACCACAGTACGGATCTAGTCGTGCGGCGACTGGAGGCATGGGCGGCGTTGCCAGTCAGGCCGATGAGCTAGTTTTAAGCGCTGCGCGCGGATTCTGCCAGAATGAGGCTCCTCTCCACTGTCGGAGCGCACCATGTGCACGAACTACGCGGCCGCGCGACGCGACCACATTTTCAAGCACTTCGGCGTGGAGCCGCCCGATAGCCCTTGGCGAGACGAGATCTACAAGGACTACGCCGCGCCGATCATACGCCGCGTCGATGGCGAGACGCGCGCGGACCTCGCGACCTTTGGCATCGTCCCGCGCAAGCACATTCCAGAGGGCGTGAAGGTGTTCGACACGATGAATGCGCGCGCGGAGACGGTCGGCGAGCGGCGCAGCTTCAGCGGCGCATGGAAAAAGCAGCAGCTCGCGCTGATCCCGTGCGAGGCCTTCTACGAGCCGAACTACGAAACAGGGAAGGCCGTGCGCTGGCGCATCGGCATGGCGGACGGCGCGCCGTTTGGAATCGCGGGCTTGTGGCGCGAATGGACCGAGCCAGAGGGCAAGGCGTGGTCGTTCACGATGCTGACGGTCAACGCGGCCGACCATCCACTCATGAACCGTTTCCATAAGCCGGGCGATGAAAAGCGGTCCGTAGTGATCGTGCCGCCCGACGAGTATTCGAATTGGCTCGCCTCGCGCTCGACCGATGAGGCGCGCTCGTTCCTCAATCTCTTCCCGGCCAGCGAGATGCACGCCGAGGCGCGGCCCGCGCCGCCGCGCGCTGCGAAGGCAACGCCCAAGAGCGCGGCGAGCACCGGGAAACAATGAAGCCGTTCGACGATGAGGCGCGCGCTGAGCTGTTGTGCTTCCTTGTAGTGGGTCAGCTTTTTGCGTTTGCTCGTGAGGGAGCGTGGCTGCGCACGGATCACCTGATCGAATCGGCACAGATATGGCTCAGCTCGAACGGCGCGGAGTGCGACTGGCTGGAACGCGCCCGGCTCGTCGAGGCATCACGCGTGATCGCCGGGCAGGAGAGTGTGAATCACTTCCCGAAGGACGACTCTGACCTCCACGCGCTTTTCAATTTGAAGACCGGATGGTTTCTTGATTATCGCTCGCCAGTTGTTCAGCGTATTCATGCGCTATGCGTGACGCACCTGATGGCTGCGGGAGGCCCAGGGCGTCACACATGA